GCTTCCTTAGCAGCTTTCTTTTCGAGTTCTTCGGTTTCCTTAGCAGCTTTCTTTTCGAGTTCTTCGGTTTCCTTAGCAGCTTTCTTTTGGAGTGCTTCGGCTTCCTTAGCAGCTTTCTTTTCAGCTTGTGCCTCCTTGCTAGCTTTCTTCTCTGCTTGCACTTCCACTGCCTTTTCTTCTTCCTTATTAGCTTCCTTATCGACTTCCTTCTCGACTGCCTTTTCTTCTTCCTTCTCTGCTTCCACTTCGACTGCCTTCGTCTTCTTACTTGCTTTCTTCTTCACCTCCTTGATCTCCTTCTTCACCTCCTCTTTCACTTCCTCTTTCACTTCCTCCGCAGATGATTTATTCGCTGACACTAGGCTCGCAAACAGGTCTTCCGTCGAATCTACTACCAAAGCCTTCGCCTCCTTCTTCGGACGACCACGGACTACCTTACCAGCTTGCGCCGCCTTCACCTCCTTCACTACCTTCTCCTTCACCTCCTTCACCTCCTTCACACCCTTCACTATCTCCACCTTACCTACACCCCTCATCGCCTCCTCCACGTCCAACTTGTAATGCTCCGCACATTGACGTACCGCCTCCCGGCACGCATTCTGCAACATCACCTCCTTCGATCTTACCATCTTTACCTCTATTAGGGACATTCTCTTTGATATTCTTGATATTCTTCTCGCTTATTTGATACACTTTCCTTCCCACCTTCTTTCTTTTTCAATTTTTTTTCTTTTTCACCTCTTTCTTCTTCTACTAAAATTTACTCTTTTTATTCCTTTCCTTTTTTACAAAATAATTGATTCTCTTTATTCTTTATATTCTTATTTACACTTGCAAATGGAACATTACGACATGATATACTCCTCCAATGATAATTATAAATTTCAAGGAATTACTTATTCAAAGTATTTCCCATACGATTGGGTCACATCTCATCTAGATGGTACTGGACCACACGAATGCGACAATTGTTTCATTTATGGTAGCATAAATGACATCTTTATTGGATATTGTATGAATTGTGCTAGATACGATTATGAATGTAAACGAGGTCATGGATTTTATGATCTTGGATATGAAGATATTATCGAGGAAGATTTTGAAAATAGCGCTACCTTTACCTATTTGAAATATTTTGGTATGTCCGATGAAGATATAGATAATGAAGAGGCTAGACTAGAAATTTTACGTAATGAGGAGCAAACATTTCAAGATTATATTGATGCTTATTATATTGCCTGCGAAAATATTACAAAATAAAATTGAAATCCTTTTACTGATATTGATATTTATCACAATAATTAGCAAAATGAACTCTATAGCAGAACAACGAAAAACAATATTTACGCATATAGTATGGATGGCGCACCATAAGCAAATGGCTCATTTGTATGAAAACGATAGTCGGTTTGAATACGAGTGTGATCCTTATTTTAATTCATTTCATGAGGTGATAACTGCGCTCAAATCTATTCAAGAAGAAGATCGCAAACCTATCATGAATGAAATTTTTACCGAAATAGATGAAAAATATCCCCACATGAAAGAATGGAATAAATTTGTAAAGAATGATCATTTTGATGCAGATGAAGAAAGAACAAATTCTACTTGGCCATTTTGGCCTACAGAATTTCTATATATTGTAAAATTAGACATTATGTTGAAGGATTCGGCTTTTGCTGATCAATATTATAAAAGTGATCCTGTCTTCTATTTTAGTCGATGTCCCTGCAAAATATGTGATCAGATATGGGCTACAGAAAAGAGAGACAGAAGTAACCCTGGTGAGGTATGTGTGCAATCTATATTATTCAATAAAAAAAAATATTTCAAATCCATAAAAACCAATGAAATTTATGATGCATTTACACATGAGTTTCTTGGTACATTTGATGTACATACTAATATATTGCACATAAAACCTGCTGCTGTTCATAATACTCCTTCGACAATGCTTTGCATGACTACGGAGTATAATCAGAAAACTTCGGCTTGCAAGCAAGCCTCCGTTTTCCTCCACAATCAACAATAATAAAATTCTAGCATTCCATTAAGGATTCGACTTCGTCTTCTTCTAAATCAATTACATCGTGCTGCGAGCCGTAGTCATGCGCAGCATTGTCGAAGGTGAGTGATTGAACTCCTTGCGCAGCGATAGCGCTAGCCGAAGGAGTTTCAATATTTGTGCTAATGTTATCCGATTTTACATTCTTTTTTTGTATAAGAAAAAAACGTGTAAATTTCTTTACACCATCTGCCGTATATCCAGCGCTTTTTCGAATTGGTTTCATGTGAAACCCGTATACATTCAATATTTGTCTTATTAGATTTAACAAAGGCCATCTTTGACTCTTACCCGCTTGTTTTTGCAAGCTTGTGAGAGATGAAGAACTAAATATGGTTTTTAATTCAGATATATGCTCTTTGACTGAGTTGTATATAGAATCATTTATAAAGGTCTCGCGTGGTATAAGTATTTCATTTAATTGATTTTCATTTTCAAATGTCATGCCAATTTTTGTCAATATTTTTTTACTGGTTTCGTCCATTTACAAAAATATATATATATTTTTTATATATATTTTACTCACCTATTTTATAGCAATCCGAATTCTGGAATAGTATATATTTCTCCCGTTTTAACATATTTTGCGATGATATTAGGATTGATTTTATTGTTTACTATATCTTCTGCTTGATATACATTCCCAGTCTTGTCTATATAATAAACAATCCCTTGAATATCTTGCGCCCATACTTCTACCTTTTGCGTGGTTTGTTTTGGTTCACTTTGATCATCAATCATACCATGTGGTGTTCCTTTCAGATGTGTACCACAATACTCATCCCCTTCCTTTTTTCGGCGCGTACATTGCTCGCCACTAGCACGCTTCGCGCAACATCTATCAAAGAAAGGAACTACATTCTTTACACGCTTTCTTTTCATGAAATCTTCCTTTCCTAAATTCAATCTATCATAATCATAAATATATTGCAATAAATGGTTCATTTGATCATTTTTAATACCCAACTCTGTAACTTTATCTCTAATACTATCCTTAAGCGTAGTAATATATGTTTCTATTTTTTTGTTTATACGGCGTTCCATCTTCTTTAAGTATGATATAATATAGTAAATAAACATTATATCAATTTTTTATTATATGTAAATTGAGGACTTAAAGAACTCATTCGTTATACCTTTTTTCTAGGTTTATAGGTGCGCTTCTTTTTAACAGGTTCAACCACTTCTTGCTTATCTACTATTACAGATGGATTATTTGCAGAACTTTCTATAGTTAAAGCGGACATATCATCGTCTTCTTTTATCACATTTTCTTCTATATTTACAATAATCCCTGTGACTACTTCTTCTACCACTAATTTTATTGGTTCTGTTATTGGTTCTTCTTTAGATATTTCCGCTATAATATTATTATTATTATTATCCTCTATTTTTGGGAATACACTAAATATAATATTTTCATCTGTATTAGTATTAATCGTTTTAGGAGATACAGGACTATCTATTTCAGAATACTCTACTACGTTTTCCTCTAGTGCTATTGATTCTGGATCTCCCTTATTACTAATAATACTATTTTCTAATTCATGTAATAAATTTTTATCTATATTATCATCTACCATATTATTCAATAAACTTTTCCGTTTTTCCTTTTTTGTTTGTGATGTATCTTCAAATTGGATATCATTTGCTATTTGACTGAACATTAGTTGGATTTTAGTAGCCAGACGTTTTAAATATTTATTGTGCAATTTATGGAAAAATTCCATATAGGTCACAAAAAGTGTGAGCTTTTCTCTCATCACAACTATATTAAAATTAAAAGTAGTTACGAAGTTGTCTATATTCAATCCAGAACTATTCTTAATTTTATATGCTTCCAATTCATTATCTTTGTTTGAAATATATCCATTAATCGCTTGTAATAAGGCGATTATAATTTCATGTAAATTTTGAATAAGTGTAAAATCATATTGTTTAAATGGTTCTAAATCCTTATACACGGGATAATTGTTATTTACTCGTATTAATTCGAGTAATCTCTTATCTGAAATATTGTTAGAAATATACTCAATGATTAATTTATATAATTTGAAATACTCACAATACATTCGGTTTGTAATTGCGTAAAATATTCGTTTCATATCTTCATATTCAATATCTATTAATTTCCCTTGAAAATGGAATGAATCCAGACCAAATACGAAAATGTTCTGTTTGTTATTATTTATGAATTCTGTATAGATTTCTTTCAGTTTAATTATTTTTTGACCTAGTGTGTGCATAGTTTTAATATTATCTTCCTTTAAATTTACTAGTAGGGTAAAGTCTGTTTTTATTTGATTTAATCGCGTTTCCATATTATAGTATAAAATTATAAAAATATAAAATATAAATTATAATAATTTATTTATTTTGTAGTAAATATATTATTTGTATTTATTATGAATAGTTTGAAAAATAACGCAGAAGATGATATATTAAATAATATGATTAATAATGATGTTGTATGGACTAAAGAACATGAAGACATCCTTATCGAGTGGGCGGATAAAGCCATGTGTTATCGATGGCTACATTCGAAAGCAAACGCCATGTTTTCCAGTTTAAATGCTTGGTATACGATACCTGTTATCGTTATTTCAACGCTTACTGGTACTGCCAATTTTGCCCAAGAGAGAGTTCCGTTGGGATTCCAAAATTATTTCGTTATGATAGTAGGCGGATTTAATATTTTGGCTGGTATTATCAGCACTATTCAACAATTTTTGAAGATTACGCAATTAAATGAGGCTCATAGAGTGAGTGGTATTGCATGGGATAAGTTTTATAGAAATGTTAAAATTGAGCTCGCTAAACATCCGTCGGAGAGGATGCCTGTATCGCAAATGATAAAAATGTGCAAGGAAGAATTTGATCGATTGATGGAGACAAGTCCTGTTATTCCAGATAAAATTGTACAAACATTTAAAATTTCATTTGAAAAAGCTAGCAACTTTGATAAAATAGTGAAACCTGAAATATGTGATGTACTTATATCGACAGACAAATATAGAAACCCTTGGGCTAATGAAGAAAATAAAACGAAGAAATCCGTAGACCTCGTAAAGGCGCAATTATTTAAAGATAATAAACAAAAAGAGACGAATGATAGTAACAATAATATTGTGAGGGAATTTAAAAAGACGTTTTTTGATTTGAATAATCGCGATCCAATGGATTCCGAAATAGTGGACAATTTGAAAGACAAAATGGAGATGTCTGTTTTACTGAAATTGATTGATAGCAACCGAGATATATTATTTAGTAGTGAGTCAAATGATCAAATAATGTGTGGATTGCTGTAAGGTTTCGTCATATTCCTACGTTTTCCTATAAGTGTGCATTATCTGTGGGTAATACAAACATAGATAGTATCAAAAAGGCGTAAAATGCTAAGTAAACCCCATATGCATCCGATCCAATTCCATAAAAGGACAAAATTTGAATAATTATATAAGTAAACACTAATGTAAATCCCAACAAGGATATACTTTTACCAGTGGTCATTATATAATTATTAGATAATTTATTTGTTTGTTTGCTCTAATAAATATAGTATTTGTCCCCTCTACTCCATGTTTCCTTTAATGTTCTCTTATCGATGGAATGTATAGTTAATGGAATTTGCTGTTCATAATCCTTTAATACCCACAATGGAGCTTCTTGATAAGTTTCACCATTATCTAATCCCATAGGTCCGACATACACACTATCATATTTTTGTGTCCATAATGCGTCTCTATCTGAAAATCGGATAGCATTTCTAGCATTTTTATATTCCATAGTTGAACTATCTAGTTCCAACATGTTTTGCGTTATTTGTGATTTATCTGTGCTATTCTCTAGACAATTAGTAGTCACTTTTGTATTTCCTGGAAAAATGGCGAAACGAATAAGACCTCCTTTCATAAATCTACCATGTTCATCATACTCTACCATTTTTTGTGTTGATTTTTTGAGTTTATTTTGTATTTCTTTATTTACCCACCCACCCGCTTTGATTGCATTTTGATAATCAGAAAAATAATAATAAGGTCCCATTAACGATTCTGGTTTGGATGTTGAAATTCCGAAGATAGATGAGAACTCCACTTGATTATAATTACAACCTGCATAGGCGACGAGGGGTGTTTCAATGTAATATTCGTCTGCATCTACTAAATATACAAAATTCGGATGGTTCATGAAAAAATCGACTACTTCTTCATCGATTTTAAAATTGCAAATGGATCGATGATTCACGATTTCATCCATTAATGTCAAGTATAAATCGTTTTCTCTATACAATTTATGAACATCTATGTTGTATAACGAACAATCAAAAAACAACTGGAATTGATTGTTATTATTAGTAAATCCCTTATACATATATGTGCCCTTATTTTCTTCCTTCATATTTTCAGAATAACATATAAATGTCATATCTAATATGGATTGACAATATGACATTATATCCATTCCCTTTACATAGTTAAATGTTGGGAATTTTATTACATCAGGTTGCTTTTTATGTTGACTATTATATTTTTGCAAAATATATTGTATAAACGGGGTCTTCCCGGATACATTTATTTGATATATACATATATTAATAGTACCAGTTTCATATCCATATGTGTCCATATATTTTTCTATATCCGATTTTAATAAATCGGATTCTATATCATAATAGTAATAACTAGATGTTGTAGATTCAACTTCAGATACCTCTGACGAAGTAGGGATAATTTTACTATTATTTTCATCTTCAATGAAAGTTAACAATTCTTTTTTTTGCACATCATACAATTCATTTATTCTATCTCTCATGTCCTGATATTCTATATCCATATCAAAGTCGGTATCTTCTTCTTCATTGGTATTATCGATTGAATCAGATAACATTATTACATCTACTACTCACAATTTATTTATATTAAAACTTATATAATATTTATTTATCTAATTTTCTTACAACCGATTCTTTTACCTGTTCTTCTCTATTGTCCATGATAAATTTTGTCACAGATTCCGCTTGAGATGGATTTGATTTGTAATAATTTTGCAATGCCAATATTAAAGCCTTTGCATTTAATGGTTTTTTGGTAGTGGTTTTTTTATATATTATTGACCCGCCATTAATATCAAAACAATCTATATTATTTGACTTCATTGTGGTCATTAATGCATCTGTTAACATCTTTTTATTATTTCGTCTAATTTTTAATTCTTTTTGTAATGTGGATATTTCTGTATCATTTTTAATCCATTCTTTAATATTTGCAACTAACTCTTCTTTTGTTTCCATTATGTCTATGTATTACATAAATATAGTCATAATTTTATATCCTAATTCAAATATATTTGTTTTATTTTGTGTTGTTTTATTTTGTGTTTTGTTTTGTGTTTTGTGTTTTGTTTTGTGTTTTGTTTTGTGTTTTGTTTTTGTGTTTATTTTGGTTCTGGTTCTGGTTCTGGTTCTGGTTCTGGTTCTGGTTCTGATTCTGGTTCCTGTCCATTGACCCATTGCACCCATAACCCCGCTTGTGCAGGATTGCCGTAATTGGTCCCAGTTCCATCATATGTGTTATTCTTGTTTACTAAATTATGATGTCGCAAACATAGATTATTTTGATATATTTTTGCACAACTACATGGTTTACCCTTATTTTTACCAGTAGTCAATAATTGAGTACATCCTGATGGTGTTGAAATGATCACATTTTCGGCATTTTCTGTATGTTTGGTTCCTTTAGCTGTTTTTGTGGCGGCTTTTACTTTTTTCTCTTCCTCTTTTATTTTTTTTAACTCTTCTTTTGTCAAATCCTTTACCATTTTAGCAGCATCCTTTTCCTTTTTCTTTTCTTCCAATATTTTTTTCTTTGCTTCCAGTATTTTTGCATGTAATTCTAGTTTTTCCTTTATTTTGATTTCTTTTAACATAGCCATTTTTCCAAAATATTTATGATTTGCACAATAATATTTATCACATAACAAGGTGACCATGCTGTGTTTGCATGGCATAGTAGTTCCATCGGCACATAGATATACATGACTACAATTTCCAGCAATATAACTTTTACAACTCACATTATCAAATTGATTCATAATTAACGTACTTTCATTAATATGATTTACCCCATGCACCTTGCTAACCGCAATATCGTCATAATAAGGTAATAAAATGTTTTGAATATTTCTACAATAAGGGCATCTTATTTCTGTGCATTTTAATGTTTTTCTTTCCATAGTATTATATTTTTTTTTGTGATTGACCAAATCATTATATAAAGGCATATAATTGAACTTATGTTTACATTCCAATGTAACGAAATTATCAGTTAATGGTAAATTACTTATTAAGCATACATTATTGAAATCATTGTTTGCATTTTGACTATCAAATGATATGTCATCTGGTATAGGTTTATCAACTATGACATCATCAAATGATTTATACAACTCTTCATAAAAGTTAAGGCCACCCTCAACCATGTATTTTGGCATAATGGCTATAATATATAAATTCCGAATAAAGTCTTTATATTTTTATATATTATAGATATAATAGATGTCAACGAAAAAATGGGGACCTCCCGTTTGGACACTTCTTCATACGCTTGCAGAAAAAATAAATCCAGATAAGTTTACAGAAATAGGTCCACAGCTTTTTGTTTTTATGAAAAGAATATGTGCTGCTTTACCTTGTCCTGATTGCGCTCAACATGCCAGTCAATTTTTAGCACGAATAAATTTTTCTAGCATCAAGAATAAAGTGGATCTAAAGAATATGTTATATATCTTTCATAATGTTGTGAATACCCGGCTCAAAAAACCTTTATATAACGTTTCAAATTTATCAGTATATACAAATAATAATATTATACAAGTCTTCAATAATTTTGCAGAAGTATATCATACGAAGGGTAATATGGTATTGCTTGCCGATAGTTTTCAACGAAAATTGATTATGGCGGATTTTAAAAAATGGTTAGTTGTAAATTTAGGTAGTTTTTTGTTTACTTAGTTGTGCTACCAATGAGCTCCCCATTTTTATAAACGGCGCATTTGAATGTTTGTTTTTTAGGCATAGAACATGTTGTATTATTACTTGATATTTCATTAAAAAACAGAAATTTAGAGGAGCCTCCAGCATAAAGAGCCATAGGAATAGCAACTCCTAATAGTGCTCCAAATGCGGTATTTGCTAAAATATCGGTAATACTAGTGATACATTTTTCAGTATAACGTATACCTATATCTGCAAAAAAGTATGTTAATAACCCACCAAATGCCCAGAAATTTACGTCTTTGTTTATGAACATGGGTAGACATATGTACATTATAGTAAAGGCTAAAACAAAAATACTGAATCCCGCATTTCCATATTGACTATATTTAATAGCACTACAAATAGTCCCATCAGCCAATGACGCCTGAGCGTTTGACACCCATAGGACAAACTCTCGTATCAACACGACTGCTAATAGAAATCCTATGTATATAAAACCTTTGAAGTTTTGAAAAATAAAAGACATGCTTAACCCACCTAATGCTACTATTATTGGTGAGTAAAAGGTAAGAAATATGATCAAATTCATAGGTTTAATAAAGTTGAGGGGAGTATTTGCAACTCCACCTACTGCTCCCATATTTGGTTCTTGCATATATAATAATAACCTATATTTTATTATTATACATTTTTCTTTCCGATTGACAGAATAATTACTTGAATATTAATTCAAATACTTGGTCTATATTCTTAACTGAATTAAAAATGATATCTTTCAGTAAATCTGTACCCTTATATTTTTCTATAAATGTTTCATAATCCTTCTTATTTTCTTCTGGATAAATAAAACTAGTAACCCCTGCTTTTATACCACCCAAAAATTTCAAATCAAGTCCACCTATTTCTGTTATATTGCCATCTAAGGATATCTCTCCTGTCATAGCAAAATGATGATTGATTAATTTGTTGTTCAATAAACTATACAGGACTGAAGTAATAGCGCCTCCGGCCGATGGACCATCTTTGGGTACTGCTCCTTCCGGGCAGTGAATATGTATGCCGTACTTTTGGTCGTTATTGTATTTCTCTCTTATTTCACTTTGAACGTTTGAATTTGTTAAAGACCAAGCCAATGTTAGTGAAACATTCATCGATTCTTTCATTACATCGCCTTGCATACCAGTTAATTTTAAATCCAAAAATTTATCACATGGAAAAAATTTAACTTGTATCGGTATTACACCGCCTTTTCCCATTGCATTAGCCCATAGTCCGTTTATGATTCCCACAGAGCTTTCAGTTGGGACCTTTTTGTTTTTAATTTCATGTTTATCTTTGAAATATTTGGTTTTTATATCCGTAATCGTAATGTTTATAGGATATTCATAATCATAATTTTTATTTTTCAATATATCTATATTTATTTCTCCGACGATTTCAAATAATATCTCCTTGAGTTTTCTAACACCCGCTTCTGAAGTATAATCCTCAATGATGAATTTAATTACTTCATCGCTCATATGAATCATATCACACAATCCCATTTTTTTATACACTTCCGGTAACATATGGGACTTTGATATTACTAATTTATCTTCCAATGATAGATTGCTGAATTTTATCCTATGTATTCTATCCAACAAAATCTTATCTATTGATTCAACATCATTATAAGAGAGAATAAATAGTGCCTTTGATAAATCCAAATCAATACCCGAAAAATATTTATCTTGGAAACTATCATTTTGGGTTGGGTCTAATAAATGTGTTAAAATACCCACTATTTCTCGTCCGTGTTCTGTTTTACTTATTTTATCTAATTCATCTATAAAAATAATGGGATTCATGCACTTTTTATCTATCAATATTTGAACGATTGATCCCCAAGTAGATCCAACATATGTGTAATTGTGACCATGTAATGTGCTGCCATTACTATCTCCTCCCATGGCAATCATTGCAAAGGGTCTACTATTTCCATGTTCGTCTTTCAAACAATTAGATAATCCTCTTTTTGCCAGTGAGGTTTTACCGACACCTGGTGGACCTTCGAATCCAAAACAATACCCATCTTGTTCACCATTTATCCATTGACCAATTATTCGTTCTATTTGTTTTTTGGCTTTATCGTGACCATAAACCGCGTCATCTAACGTACTTTTAACATTATGTATGTATGTAGTGATTTCATTAAAGTTATTTTCGATTTGGGTTATTTTCTCTGTTTTTTCGGTAATATGTTTATCTACGGGTATTTTTGAATTAGTATTAGTATTAGTATTGGTATTGGTATTGGTATTGGAAACAATTACTTGGTCAGTGGGTTTGGAAATAATATTTGTGTGCAAACATAACTTATTTAATAACGGAATCACTTGTTTATATTTTGTATTACATGTGTCTATAAATTCTGAAATGGATGTTTGTAGTACAGCTTTGGATTTACCAGAATGTGATATTTTATGCAGCTCATTAATTTTCATAGTAGTCACAATATTATTTATTTTCATTATATTGGATAGCAGACCATTTTTATCCGTTTTAGTTAAATATGTTTTAATAGCTTTCATATATGTTTCGTCGTAGATATTTGATTGGTCAGTGGTTTGATTAGTGGTTTGATTAGTGGTTTGATTGTTGTCGAATTGATTCTTTATTTGATTCATGTGTTTTGCGATTTCAATGCTAGTATATCTTGGTTTTTCTGGTATTATCAATGTATCCACATCTACCATTTTTTTCAATTCATTAAAATGTTGTCTATTTTCATCCATCAAATTCATGACAGGTTCTTTTATATAACTACTAAATGGTATTTTTAATAAGCCGTCTAAATACTGACGTGCTTTTGATCCAGAATCTTCCGATTTCGCCTTTACTTCCTTCAATTTTATCATGGCTTTTTCTTTTACGCTATCTGATGCTTTCAATAAACAAATTTGTTGTTCTAGTGGTATTTTATTAATGTCAAAATTGGACAAGTCGTTTGTGTATTGGATCGTTTTTTTCATGGCTTCTCTAAAACATTGTTTAATAGTCCAAGGAAAACTATCAAAAAGTATAATTTGTTCTTGTGTATCTATGACCCCATTTACATCATTTGAAAGAATATCATACAATAAATAAGCCATATATTTATTGTCGTAATTGTCAGAATTTATCAATAATTGAATTAACATGTTTCGTTTTAAAAATAAATCGGATGTGATGAAATCCTTTACCACTTGCGATAATATTTTCTGTTTTAATATTTTATGCTGTGTTAGATACCCGTTAAATTTATTATATATTTCATTATATGTATTTATCAAATAATCTTTTAACGTTAATGATTCGCAATATTTGTCAAATACTTCATTGTTCATCTCAATATTCATCTCGTTAATTTTTGGCATATTATCTTTTATCAACCTTTTCTTCGCATTTATATACTTATTATTTAAAAAACTAATTATAATATCATCCACTATACCATAAATGATCAAATTTGTTTTCAAATTTCCGCCAGATATGTATATTTTTACACCATATACTTTCATATGAAATTGTTTTGAATGCAATGATATGTCATTACAATCCATATTTTTCATTTTATCTGATACAAAATCGTCAATAAATGTTGTTAGCTTTTGTTTCATATCGGTGGTTGTTTCATTGTCTGTTTTTTTTAATGTGGCGATTTTATAACTAGTTGGATGGAAATACTTTTTCAATAAATTAAATTTTGCAAGTTCTTCTTCGTTTGTTATTATTGAACTGCTATTACCGAAACAAATGAGCAATAAATCTTCCAATGACTCGGTACCATACACTTTTAATAAACTAGACAACTCATTATTTATTGTTTGAAGATTATTTATTACCAAATCTGTGGTAATAATATTCATATTTTCTACCAATTTTTTTATCTTATCGCTCAATGTATTCAATGTATTTATACAAGTATTTACATCGTTTGTTCCTAAAATATCGAGCATTTTATTCTTTTGAACGTGTATAATTGTTTTTTGTATGACATCTTGGAAAAAATCTAACTTCTTTTCGACTAGATTCACTACATCGGATGCATGATGTATGTGTTTATCATCTGTTTTTGCTTCTGTTTTTGCGTCTATTTTTACGTTATTTTTTGCATTATTTTTTGCATTATTTTTTGCATCGATTTTTTCATTCATTTTATATCTCTACATATATATAAATTTTTTATTTTTTACGGCGTTTTTGATCCATTATCTAGATTAAAGATATATTGTATATTATAATTTTGTTATTGTAATGTAATGCATGTACGAATAATGTATTTACAAACATAATAAAAACAAAACACGTAATTTACTATATAACAACTATAAAATGGGCATTCCTAGTTATTTTTCTTATATAGTTAAAAATCACATCAATATTATTCGTAAATTGGTTAAAAAAACAATGACCATTAACAATCTATATATGGATTGCAATTCTATCATTTACGACGCAATTCGTAGCATTGATTTTAGTAGTTCAACTGAAACGGCAAATAAGGATATTATTAAAAAAGTCATCGTTAAAATTGAAGAATATATTTCACTTATCTCTCCCGATAATACTATTTTCATTGCGTTTGATGGTGTAGCTCCTGTTGCAAAATTGGAGCAACAAAGGACGCGTAGATATAAATCTTGGTATCAAAATGAGATTTCAAAATCTATCCTAAAAAAATCGAATAGTAATTGGGATACAACTGCTATTACCCCTGGGACTGAATTCATGATTGATTTAAATAAGACCATTCACGAATATTTTTATGGAGTATCAGCTAAAAAGAAATATAGTGTTCAGAATATTATTATTTCTACCAGTGACGAACCAGGTGAGGGAGAGCATAAAATTTTCGATTACATTCGGTGTAATCCTGCTATGCATAATGATGCTACAAGTGTTATTTATGGATTAGACGCGGATTTAATTATGTTATCTATTAATCATTTACCTATTAGTAAAAATATTTATTTGTTCAGAGAGACGCCGGAATTCATTAAATCTATTGATAGCTCACTTGAACCCAATGAAACATATTTGATGGATATTCCATTATTGGCAAATATTATTACGCTTGATATGAATAACGGAGTAGAACTTACAACTGAACAGCATAAGAACCGCATATATGATTATATATTTTTGTGTTTCTTTTTAGGGAATGATTTTATGCCGCATTTTCCCGCGATTAATATTCGTAGCGGTGGTGTTGATAAAATGCTCAATGCCTACAAGGCGACTATTGGTGGTACAAAGGAAAATTTAACGGATGGTAAACAGATTTATTGGAAAAATGTTCGGAAAATGGTGGTGTTTTTGGCGGATTTAGAGGAGGAATACATAAAGGGGGAGATGAAATTGCGTGATAAGCGCGAAAAATTCAATTATCCGACTGATACTCCTGAACAAAAATATATGAAATTCGAAGCCATTCCAAATTATGAGCGCGAGTTGGAAAAATATATTAACCCATTTAAACCGCAGTGGCAAGCGAGATATTATAAATGTTTATTGAAGGTGGATATGGACGATGAACGATGTAAGCAGATTTCTATCAATTATCTTCAAGGGTTGGAATGGACTATGAAATATTATACGACTGGTTGTCCTGATTGGAGATGGTGTTATCATTATAATTACCCGCCGTTATTACAAGATTTGGTAAAATGTATTCCGTATTTTGACACGACATTTATTAAAGAAAATACATATAAAGCGGTTTCACCTATGGTACAATTGAGTTATGTTCTTCCTAGACAAAGTTTGCGTTTTTTACCTGCGCCGTTATATAAAAAGTTGACCAGTGAATATGCGCATTGGTATCCGACGGATTGTGAGTTTGTTTGGGCTTATTCTAAATATTTTTGGGAATCGCATGTTGAATTACCTGAATTGGATATTAGTGAGGTAGAAGCGGTTGTGGAGGAAAACGGATATACTATGAAGTGGCGAAGCGAATAGAAGTTTTCTGATTATACTCCGTAGTCATGCAAAGCATTGTCGAAGGAGTATGATTTCTGTTGTGTAAAATTTGCTACGGATAGTAGTGTGTCTACGTTTTCCTCCAATAAGTTTAGGAACATAATAATATAGTGTAATTTATACTATACTATATTATATTATATTATTATATTATTATATAAATATGTCAAAAATGCGCAAAGGAAAATCGCAGAAACGAAGACAGAGAGTTATGCATAGAAAGAGCTATAAACAGCGCGGAGGACGACGCACTAAAGCAGAAATTGTAGCTGCAATTAAACAAGCAATCACTTCTTTAACAGCTTCTTCTAATACAGCAGGGAGAGGGGCAGTTGTGGTGACATCCGCAGCAATAATGTTGCATGTATTGTATAATCTTTACAATCTTCGATTACCGGAAGCAGTATTACAAACTATGTTGGCTGGAGCAGACGTTGCCGGAGGAGTTGGTACCTTTTTGAGTTCACTTTCAAACATAGCAGACATAGGATTAAGAGCGCCTTTAGCCGTCGCAACCTCTTATGGTATGTATGGATTAGGTATGTTGCTCGACGGAGCAAGAAGTATTACTGGTCCGGCTATATGCGGTTTTGCAGCGGGAGTAGGAGCAGCAACAGCATTAGCAGCAACAGCATTATATAATGTTGGAAATATATCCATCAACAATCAACCATTGGATATAAGTAATGATTATATGATCAATAGTATAGCTACTTTAATATCACGTATTTTTCCAGAGGAAGAGGAAGAGGAAGCCGAGGGGAGAATGGTTGTATATGAATCAAATGATGCATTATATGAACGATTGAATAACCAATTGGGGAGCATGAGTGATTCTGTTGCTTCATTTAGTGCTAGATCATGTGGTGGTGGTAGCAGTAGTAGTAGCAGTAGCAGTAGCAGTAGCAGTAGCAGTAGTAGCAGAGGTAGACGTGTTATGGGCAATAGACCTGCAGCTGGAGCAGGGAATGATATATATGATGACGATACTCGAGATTCAAAAAGAGGGAGAGTTGAATCTGATAATGATTCTGGAGATGATTCTGATTCTGATTCTCCTGAAATAAAAAGAGCGAAGGTTGCAGTTCTACAACATATAGATGCTGTAATGAATGCTGTTGAGAATGAAATAATAGACCTTGCTCCTATAGCAGACAGATCTAGAATACAAAATATGCAAGATTTGCTTCAATCAAGACTCCTTGGTACCCGAACAACATTTGTTACACCTGAATCTACACAGGAAAATGCAGGGTACTACAGCGAGGGAGATGAGGGGGCTGGGACTAATTTATTTCCTCCATATGCTGCTCCTGCTGCTGCAATGGATTCGTCTTCAGACGAAGACGAAACAAAGGCACCTGAGGATCTAGACAATTTAAGACAACATAAAGGAGGAAAACGAAATCGTTCCACAAGAAAAAGAATGAGAAATAAACGTGCTTCTAAACGCAAATCGAAACGAATGAATAAAAAGAGGCGTGGTAGCAGATCAAAGCGCCATCATTAAAGTTCTAGAATTTTCCTCCATCGCGTATTATTATGTAAAATAAATAACTCCTATAAATGTACCAAGTATAATATGTCTGTTACAAAACAAGTCATTAGTAATTTTGAGAATCGCAATGATTTTTTAAAATTATTGAAATTAAATCCAGGTCTAGTAATAGTAAAATTGGGCGCTTCATGGTGTGGTCCGTGTAAAAAAATAGCACACTTAGTCGACGCATTCTTTGCGTCTTCACCCCCAGACGTCATTTGCGCTGATATAGATGTAGACGATAGCATCGATTTGTATTCTTATTTGAAAACAAAACGAATGGTAAATGGCATACCTGTTATATTGATGTATAAACGAGGGAATGTGTCTTTTATCCCGGATGATAGTGTAACAGGAGCTGATCCTGGAGCATTAGATGCCTTTTTCAAACGTTGTGGTATTCAACTAATAAAAATCCAAAAAGCTTATGCCAATGTTCCTTCTCTCTTGAATAATATTATAGTACCCAAATGATTTAGATGTATAGTATGGTTAATAGTTATATTCTCCGACATATAATATGAATTCTGGTTGTGAGTGTCAAAATAATATTATTTGCCCCGATTGTTTGAATAATCCTGAATACATGATAAATGTGTATAATGATAAAATGAAAAATTATATTACTGAAATACCAAATTCACATTATATGTTAGAAATTACAAAAAATTGTGGTTATAGTGCATTTTTGACGATCAAAAAAGATAGACCATTGTCCAAATTATTTCAAAAAATTAGTACCACCTGTCATGTGCCTGTAAATAGTTTATATGTTTATAGCAGTGTTGATCCTACAAATAAAATGATCATTCCATATGATGCGAATATTTCATTACGGCAATATATTTGTTCAAATGTGTCGCATTTTAGGCCCATATATCCGGTTCATTTACCCGTTGTGTATAAAATATATTATGACGATGGATACTATCATAATCATCAGCATAATCATATTCATAGTCATAGTCATAGTCATAGTATGGTTGTGGATACATAGTCAAAGTTTATGAATTAATTTGTTTTTGTTTTACTTACAAATAAAGAAATAAAGATGTCATAATATAACATATAACTAGTATATTATGAGTAAAAAGGTGGAAAAGGTTGATTTGAACATTGACAATTATCAATTAGATGACGTATTAAATTTATTTAGAATTCCTGTTGATTTCAATGAAACGGATCTAAAAAGGGCAAAACAAATAGTATTAAAAACGCATCCAGATAAATCCAATCTGGATCCCGAATATTTTCGATTCTATTCAAAAGCTTATAAAATGTTATATACTATTTGGGAGTTTAGAAAACGCGGTGACATAGATAATGACAATAAAAACACGGAATATTCAAATGATATTGCAGATGAAGAAAAAAAAGTGTTGTTAGATAAATTCTTCGAAACTAATTCGAAACTCAAGAGCGATAAATCCAAGGATTTCAATAGATGGTTCAATGAACAATTTGACAAAAATAAATTATATAATGAAGGAGAACAAAAAGGGTATGAAAATTGGTTACGATCAGATGAAGACATGGATACAACTTCTGCAAATGTGACGATGTCTACCATGGCACAAGAATTTGATAAGAAGAAATCTCAAATGAGATCTCTTATCGTGAGAGAAGAAGTAATGGATTTTTCTAGTCGAGGTATGAATGGATGCGATTTATCTACTGACGCTCCAGGGTCGTTTAACTCCGATATGTTTAGTAGTTTACCATATCAAGATTTGCATCAGGCTCATACTGAATCAGTTATTCCTGTTACCGATGAAGATTACGAAAACAAACAGAAGTTTAATAATGTGAATGAATTTGTTAGTTATAGGAACACACAGGACACGAAGCCTTTATCGGAAATGCAGGCATTAGAGTATTTGAATAATCGAAATAAAAAGGACGACGAAATGGCGACAAGTCGTGCATACCAATTGGCGAAACAAACGGAGCTAGCAAAGCAGAAAAATAATGAGTTTTGGAGTGGACTTATGCTATTACATAATAAATAAAAATTCGTTGCGAGCCGTAGGCGAGCGATAGAACTCATTCGTAGTTCTGGTTGATCAGAGATTATGTGATTATTTATTTACCACAAAGAAAAGAAAATATATAACGATATTATATATGTTCAAAATAAAAAATGCAACGAATCTAATATTACTCATAGTTCTTTTAGCTGCCATAGTATTTTTATACAATCGTTATTCAGACAAATTGGAGAGAGAAAATGATACTGAGAATTATGGTGCTATCCATAAATATTTATTAACAGACCCCTCTTTAGTCGATAGTAAAAACAAGAAACCAATTATTTGGATTCCTATAAAATATGAATACAATTCTCGTGATTGGTTGAGTTTTGGGTCCCGTAGTTCAACTAATTTAAATCAACCTTACATGTATTTAACTGTTAGAAGTATTATTAATCAATGCGAAGATTCGTTTCATATATGTCTCATAGACGATTCTTCTTTTGAAAAATTGTTACCTAATTGGTCTATAAATATGAAGACTATATCTAGTCCTGTTTTAGATTATATTAGACAATTAGGAATGGCAAAAATATTGCACATGTATGGTGGTATTATATGTCCTCCGTCGTTCCTCTGTATGCAGAATTTATCGGAGATGTACAGAATTGGAACGGCGAATCATAAGATGTTTATATGTGAGAATATTGACCGAAATATCACTTCTACTACCAAAGAGTTTTATCCTGATGTTCGATTCATGGGCGCGCAAAAAGAAAACCATATGGTAGAACAACTCATCGCTTTTATGGAACGCACCATTTCTTCTGATTATACCTCTCAAGCGGAGTTTTTAGGAGAGATTAATAGATGGACCGAAGCGCGCGTAAGAAAACAAAAAATCAATTTGATAGAAGGGAAAATGATTGGTGTTAAAACGATGGATGATACGCCTATACTGATTGATCATTTATTGTCAAATCAGTATATCGATTTGTACCCTAAAACATATGGTATTTATATTCCCGCGGATGAAATATTGAATCGTCGTCATTACGAATGGTTTGCTCGTTTGTCACCCAAACAAGTACTAGAGTCGAAGGTCATCATTAGTAAATACATATTGTTGGCGAGTACACCTGATTCCAAAATGGGTGTGATTGAGCCCATGAAGGCAAAAGGTAAGGCATTTATTAGAGAGAATGTTGGATATTGGAAAACGGACTTAGATGCACCTGTGTGGGGATTGCGCCCTCTTATGACGAACGATAAGGCTCATCCATTAGCGAAGGAACCTCATTTCAACGGATAATTTTTTTGTTGTTTTGTCGTTTGTTTTTTCAAATATATTATAATTTTTTTATAGTTATAATATATAATGGCTAGAAGTAGAAGTAGAAGTAAGAGGGTGACTAGAAGTAGAAGTAAACGTAGTAGAAAGGTAACACATTCTGGAAATAAGACGAGACGTGCTCGTAAACACATGAAAGGGGGATGTGCGCAATGCTTTGCATCTATGTAAGAAAACGCAGTTGCCGAAGGCAAGTCGAAGGCAAGTCGAAGTTTTCGGATTAAGCTCCGTAACGTTAGTGAAGGAGCTTGTAATAAATTATGGGTTTATAACGCTACGTTATACCCCTATATGTATATGTAATATACTATTTCGTATGTGGATTTATCGTATTTTATTTGCGACGTATATGTAATTTGATTATATTTACATATTTGTCGTATAATAGTAGTAAACGAATTATATGTTAATTTACGATCTAAATATTTATACTTAGACGTGTGGTAACATTGTTTACAATTTTCTAAAAATGTAGCAATAACCCCATTAAATATACCTTTTTTATACGAAGCGTGATTGAACACGTAATGTTTTTCATTTTTACTAGATGTGTCATCTAATAATGAAAAAAACAACTCCGTTGGTATATTTTTTTTAAATATCTGTGCAGACATCCCCCTTTATATAGTAGTATATTAAAACATGAAACACTAAAACATCTTTCGTAAATGAGGAATGTATTTTTGAGGGGTTTGTCTAGATATTTGCATAAATCTAGGATATAATAATATTGGTGTTGGGGGTTTTATTTGTATTTGCTGCGAGCCGTAGCCGGAGGCAGTAGAAGGACTTTGTATAGGATCCATTTTTATTTGTTGTATTTGGATATCTAGTGTGTTTTTTTCTTCTAAAGAAACTTCTATAGATTCTTTTACTTCGGTATCTTTTGGAGGAACAGGTCTAGGTATCTGTTTCAGGTATTTTTCTATAAAAAGTTTTTCTAAACTTTCTATAGTAATCAATTCATCCCACGATACGGAATCTATCTCAGTAATTGTCAATGTAATAGGTTCTTTTACAAATTCTGTCATGTATAATTTATTATAACATAAAAATGTCAGGAATTTGCTGCCATCTATAGGAGTTCATATATTTTGTATGAGATTATTTGTGAATAGTGCTAATTCAATTTCATCTTCATGAATATTATGAAATATGGTAATATATTTACATATAAAAGGAATAATTTTGTATTTTTCATCTTCATTTAACATTGGAGTAATTTTAACAAATAAAAAATAATTATCTAAAATATCCATAACAGAATACCCTTTATCATAAACAGAAATCATTAATTTAATGGCTTCATTTAAATTTTTATTTTTTAGATATTCAGTATATATTTGAAAAGTAGAAAAACTGATATTCGTACATACATTTACAGCAAGATCGTATGTAATCTCTCTATTCAAAAGTTTGAATTTTTCCATATAATTAATTAAAATTTTGGCAGTATTATTGCAAATATCAAGTATGAATTTTTCAGTGTCTTTATGAATAACAATATTTTCATTTGTTTTAATTTTTGTAATAATTTTTGTAAGATGTTCTCTTTGGAGTGGTTTAATTCTTATGATAGTAAAGCGTGATTGTAAACTTTCTATTACCTTTTGAATATTGCTACAAGAAGAAATAAAATGTACGTTATGACTATATTTATCTATGCTATTCCGAAATACTTGCTGACTTTGTTCATTGATTAAATCTAGATCATCCAAAACAACAAACTTTTTTTTACCTTTAACAGAAGATGTTGTTTGACAAAATGTTTTTACATCATTGCGATAATAATTAATACCTTGTTCTTTTAGATTATTAATATGAAGAATATTGTCATCGTATGATTTATTGGATGCTTGCTTAGTTGATTCTTTAGTTAATTCTTTAGTTGATTCTTTATAATATTCGCGTATAAGTGCATTCAGTAAAGACGTTTTGCCGCAACCCATATCTCCTATTAATAAAATATTTAGATTATTCATTTCAATTAGTGTATTTAAAATAGTCACTATTTCTTCATCGATTTCAAAATCTTTAAAAAAAAGAGGTTGATATTTATTTATAAATAAATTATAATCCATGAATAATAATAATAATATATTATTCGTAAATAAGTATTTAAGTTTATCTGTATTATTAATATTAAATGTCGGAAGATAATCATTATAAGATATTAGACGTACCAGAGACTGCAAGCACAGATGATATTAAAAAGGCATATAGGAAGCTTTCTCTCAAATATCATCCAGATAAAAATCCTGGAAAACCTGAAGTTGTTGATACATTTCATAAAATAAACAATGCATATGAGGTGTTGGGAGATCCGGCTAAAAAAAATGAATATGATATGATGCGAAAAAATCCTTTTGGTAATATGATGGGAGGAGGAGGCGGTCCTGTCCCTGGACAGGGAGGTCCTAATATGGAAGATATATTAGCTAGCATGTTTTTTGGCGGTATGCCTGGAATGCCTGGCATGCAAGGTATGCCTGGAAATATACATATGATGCATGGTATGCCTGGTATGCCTGGTATGTTTCCACCCGGCGCTAATTTTCAAATATTTAGAAATGGAGTACCTGTAAATATACAACAAATACAGAAACCTGAACCAATAAACAAAATTATTCCTATTAATATGGAAATGGTATTGAATGGTGGATCTATTCCTGTAGAAATTGAAAGATGGATAATTAAGAATGGAAACAAGGTGACTGAAACGCAAACTATTTATGTTAATATTATGAAAGGAATAGACAACAATGAAATGATGATGTTAGAAAATCAAGGACATGTTGTTAATGAACAATGTAAAGGCGATATTAAAATATTTATTCGGGTTGAAAATGATACCGGATTTCAGAGAAGAGGGTTAGATTTAATCATTGAAAAGAAAATTTCTCTCAAGGAAGCCTTATGTGGTTTCTCATTTGATTTAAAATATATCAATGGGAAGGCATATACGATCAATAATCAGAGCGGTAATATTATTCCATTTGGACATCAAAAAGTAATAGCAAACATGGGATTAACGAGAGATGGACATACTGGAAATATGATTATCGTATTCCAAATCGAGTTGCCTCTAACTCTTACTCCTGAACAAATTATTATTTTAACAAATGTTTTGTAGGAGCGGTAACAAATAATATATATTTAGAAAAAAATAACTTAAAGGCATAATAATTATATATTATGGGGGGTGGGTGCAAGGGTCAGGGTAGGTGGATAGGGTTGCGAAAATGAGTAGTCGACTGAACTCCTTATTAGGAGTTTATAGCATCTGTTTGGTGAAATCCCAGATGAGTTTCGTTATCAGGCGAAACATAAAGATAGTCAATGATGATTATGAGACTATCTTTATATTAGATGAAAATGGGTAGGTTTAGAGCATAGGATTGGAGCATGGATAAAGAATGGATAAAGCATAGAATGGGTAGCATAGTGTATCATAGAATAGATAGGGTGAACGATGATTATATTGTGTACATAATGATGTAAAGTAAATGTATAATACAATATAAATTTTATTATTAAAATAATAATACATGGTCACTTAGGAAAATCGCATCTGCTCCAGTAGCTCAGTGGTTAGAGCATGTCACTTGTAATGACAAGGCCGCCAGTTCAATTCTGGTCTGGAGCTTAAAATATTTTATATGTTAAATATAAAATACTTTTTTGATAAATAATCATATAATAAAAATAATAAAATATAATCTCGCGTCATATACAAATGGCAGGAAGAAGTCGTGTTATGCGAAATATTCAATCATATGTAAATCATAGTGATTCGAATTCTGGTTTAGGACCGCTTAAGGCAGGTACAGGAAATAGAGTTGGAATTACAAATTATTTATGGTATAATATCCAAACGCAAGCGAAAAAAGGACCTCTTGATTTTGTCAATACAAACGATTATTATCAAACACTTCAATGGCAAAGATATGGTAATCTGAGACCTTCATTTAGACCTAGTCCTCGTCTCTCAAAGTATAAATATTATAGTCCTTATTGATATCATACCAATGTATAAATATAATACGTTGGTATGATTTATGGTAAGCTCCTTCGGCTCGCAGCATAATGATTTACGAAATCTTTCTTGTAGGAATATCGGATGAAACCAAATAGATAGAATTCTCAGTAATAATGATAAACTCCGTCCCACTTTTGTAAAATTTAACTATACCACTGGTGTATTCATCTTCCGACTTTACCAACAACTTTTCTCCATTTTCTTTCACACCAATAAGTGCTTTTTTATCCAATGATGCGGACCAATAATCCAACATGATTGGTTTATCTTCAACTATTCCTAATTTAACTGCATGCTTTAGGGTAATATCACTAGGTAGTCTGTAATTTGCTTCGGTAGAAGCGGTAGAGCTAGAGGAGGAGGAAGAGGAAGTAGTCTTTTGTTCGTCCGACATTTATATTATAAAAATTTGTAAAAGTCTTTATATTCTAATTAATATAATTTAATATATTTCGATGAAAATATTATATGCAAAAAATATAAAATACAAATATATTAACAATATAAATGAGTTTATCTGCCCCACAAACTAATTTTCGATATTCTTTACACAATACCGAAAATTATAAAACTTCTATGCAATATTCTGCTAGTGAAATACTAAATAAGTATAATTTATTAATAATAGAATATTTGAATTTTATTATAGAAAGCATAAATGTAAAGAATAATGCCTATAATAAATTTGTAATATTGAGAGGATTAAAAACCATTACGCATGTATTTAATATTATATTGTATTACACTAAAAATTTAGATGTAGCATATTATCATAGTCAAAAATCGTTTTATTTTTATATAGAATTTATCGGTCAAATATCAGAAGATCAACATACCTTTTTGCAGTTAAACTCGAGAGATGCTATGATGTTTGTATATAAAAAAACAATATATGAAATAAATAATGAAATCAAAAAACAACTAGTTTATCCAACTGCGGATGTAAGTGTAAAATTAGACACATTAAATATGAATATAACCATATTAACAAAAATAATTAGTTATATGGTTAATGGGTTTGATTTTTTAAAGGAGAATAAAAAAGATTCATTTAAATTATTCATAAAAAAAATAGAAAAAATATGCGAGAAATTAAACAATGAAAAAATAAATAATGATGCGTATCACCTCATATATAAATTTACTGATACGATTTGTAATAATGACAGATATAACGCATTAGAATACTCCACTAGCGTTCCGTATTCTGGGTCTGCAACTACGCCTTGCTACGCAATGGCTCCGTTGCATCTACTAGAAAAGCATTTGGATATTATAGAATTGTTTATAAAAAAATATAGTAAAAGTAAAATGAATAGCGTTGCTGATGCCAAAATAAATAATAACTTGATTGATTTGCATTTTACATTACATTTGGAAGATTGTACAGATAAATTTATTAGTTGGATATTTACATAATTTCGGCTATTTTGTCTTCGATAATATTCATGAAAATCGTTTTGCGACGTATTTTCTTTTTTTTATCCTTTACTATCGTGTTTTCAGGAGTAATAATTTTTTGCCCAATTTTATAAAATTCTGCCACCAATAATACTTTAAGAAATTCGTAAATAGAATACAACACATTCTCATCACACATTCCCACTATTAGGATACTACCTGTTCTAAAAATCATGAATGAAACGGTTACTATGTTTTTGTAAAGCGATCTATTTTCTTCTGAAATTTGGGATCCCGTTTGAACGCTCATTGCCGGGTTATAATAAAACTTACATTGAATTCCAGGGTATGAGCATGGGTCATATATGCATTGAATATTATATTTGAATTTTAATATATCAAATAGGAGTTCCCGGTTTATATAAAACCCGCAATTGAAGTTGGAATTAATAAGAACTGTATCACTAATTTGTTTATATCCCAATTTTTCTTCTAGGAAAGGTTGTATCGTCTGCACGATATTCAATAAGACTTGTTCAAATATATAATCGGTTTGTATGCCAGGTATCTCTAACTTCCCTGTATTAAATACTTTGATATGAAATTCTTTAAATATATTATTAATTTTAATACGCAAAATCATAACAAAACAATTGTAAAACGCGCTCTTTCTTTTGCACCTGTAACTCATAATGTCTTTTTTTGAAATTCCAATACTAATCTTTCTAATATCCTTAAATTTTATTCTACCATTTGGATTATTTATACTTGTCATAACTTGTTCGTCACAGCAAATAACCGATTGCAAATTTTCTTGAACGATTGCTAACTCTTCTTGTGTATTAGAGTTAAATTTCATTTGTTTTTTAATAACGCCATTTGCTGGAGTCGAATATGGAATTACTGGTATTTTCCAGAATATTTGCTTCAAATCTATCTCTCTATCTAAATAAGCAATTTTAGATTTAGTTGAAATATAGATGGCATTCGCTTTAGGAGGTTCAACCAGGTTATCTGATAGTAGATTAGGTTCACTTATTGTATTTATAGGAGATAGATCATCTTCGTCGGATGATGCATCATTATAATCAGGTGATATAAATTTTGCCCATTCATTATCAACATCGTTATTTATGGTATTTGCCATAATAATTATTAGAATATATCTTTAAATGTATTTAAAATAATTTATTTCAATTATTTTCTAATAGTATATCATATAATGCTTGCCAGTAAATCTAGCGTCATCCATGAAAGAAGCAATATTATCCCAATCGCACAAACCTCACCTACATCGTCTAAAGAATCACACGATAGGGATAATATATACTGCTTGAAACAAAATTTCTTTGATCCTACCAAGAGTTCTCCTCCAAATGATTTTATGTTGAAGTTGCGTGAGAGAATGCATCTTTACGGCAAAATGGATGCAGTAGGAATAAAAGAAGGGAGACGTGACAGAGCATAATTTATATAATACGAGTTTTTGCTATCCTGATGATGCATAATGTTTTCAATAAATTCTAAAAAGTTTGAGGTAATTATTTGCGGTTTATTACGAATAATATAATTTAAATAATCTTTTATTATATTTTTTTTATCGATATTGTATTTTTTACTTATATCCTGAACAAATTGAATGACTATGCTTAGTTTCTCTCGTTGAGCAAGTTTTAGATATAATTTTTCCCAAACAACATTGTCTATGATGTTAAAATTGGAATCAATAATATTTTGGTTTGATTGAATGAAATTAATCATGCTTCTGATGTCCGATTTATACAATTTTTGTATTTGTTTTATAGAACCTTCTGACATGTTTAGTTTTTCAATGGTTGATATATTTGTTAAAAATTTAATGATTTCGTGTTCAGGTAATTGATTAAATCGGAGTTTTAAGAATTCGTTTTGCAGACCCTCGTCCACTCTGCTAATATAATTACATATTAAACAAAATCGAACACCAATACTATATGTTTGTATTAAATATCGTAATGCTTGTTGTGCGTTCTTTGTCATATAATCAACCTCATCTAATATTACGAATTTCATACCTTTATTAAAGAGCGATTTTGAATTAACAAATTGATTTATTTGGACTCTAATGATATCTATTCCTCTTTCATCTGATGCGTTTAGATGAATAACTAACCCATTATGTACTTGGTCATTTTTTTCTTGATAGGCCTTTACTAAATTGATAATACTGGTAGTTTTACCCGTACCTGGCGGGCCATAGAAAAGGAGATGTGGAAAATAGGAATCATCTATGATATTTTGCATTATTACTTTATTTAAGGGATCTAATACTACGTCTTCGAGTTTAGTGGGACGAAATCGCTCACATAGTGGCACTCCAGCATTGTTTTGGAAGGAAACGTAGGATTGCTTGCAAGCCGATGTTTCCTGACTATAATCCGTAGACATAGTCGAAGGATTATGATTCATTATTATATATTATGATTTTACATATTTAAACCTTTTTTCCCTTTTAGTAAAATATAGTTTAGTAAAACAATTGAAATATATTTGTTTGTAAAATGTAATGGACAACAACAAAAAAACAGACATGTCTACATCAAAAAGCAATATTGGTTATTTGGAAATATTTATTGGCTCGATGTATAGTGGTAAAACATCAAAATTATTGGAAATGTTTAAACAATACACGTTTTGCAATGTTTCTGTAGTGGTTATTAATCACGCAGTTGATATTCGATACCATGATAGTATGCTATCAACACATGATAAAATTATGATTCCGTGTATCCAAACATCCAATATAGCGGATATATGGGTAAATAGTAATTCTATATATTATGAAACTTTACATAATGCGGATGTTATTTTAATTAATGAAGCGCAGTTTTTCAAAGATTTACAATATTGTGTTACTGATATGCTAAAAGAAAAAAAGAAGGTATACATTTCGGGATTAGATGGGGATTTTGAAAGAAAAAAGTTTGGTGAAATATTGGATTTAATACCGATTTGTGATAAGGTTACAAAGTTAACGGCTTTGTGTAGCATTTGTAAGGATGGAACCCCTGGTATATTCTCTCTGCGTTTATCAAAAGAGACTCAACAAATGTTGATTGGTTCTGACAATTACCTTCCTGTTTGTAGAAAATGTTATGAATCGGAGTCTGATATTGATACATTTACTTCTACCACTTCATGTTTTACTAGTGAACTTCATTTATCACCTAATCCTTAAATATATATTAAAACAATTTAAATTAAAAGTGTTTAAATCTAAATATAAGTAAACATGAACAATGTGGTTGGATCTGAAATTAATAATATTATTAAACCGAAAAGAGGGCGTAGGACGAAAAAAGAAATAGATGCCGCTGTTAGTGTGGAACCTGTTATAACTATTTTTTCTCCTGTTCCTGTTCCTATTGATGTTCCTATTGATGTTCCTGTTCCTGTTCCTGTTCCTGTTCCAGACCCGGTTCCAGTTTCAGTAGTTTCGACTCCACCAATTGAAGGTATTGATAATATACTAGAAAATGTTAAAAAAGGAAAGGTTGTAAAACCCAAGGTTGTAAAGGAAAAGGCTGTTGTAAAGGAAAAGGTGGTTGTAAAAGAAAAGGCTGTTGTAAAGGAAAAGGCTGTTGTAAAAGAAAAGCCTGTTGTAAAGGAAAAGGCGGTTGTAAAGGAAAAGGCGGTTGTAAAGGAAAAGGCGGTTGTAAAGGAAAAGGTGAATAAATCAACAAAAGACAATATCGAATTTACCATTTGTAATAAAATTATAAGCAGTGAAACAACGGATGAAATTTTGAAACTAAATGACATTAATAATCCATTGTCTAATCAACTGAATAATCCATTAGGCTTAGATGAAATAGCAGATGAAAACAATATTATTAAACCAGGTGCAAAAAAACGCGGGAGAAAACCAAAGGGAGGAAAGATAATTATACAAAATGCAAATATCGTCCCACAAAAAGAAGCAAAACCTAATATTATTTTACATTTAAAGTGTTCCATAAAAGATCTTCAAAATAACTCTGAATATAATTCCAGTTTTAATAATACAAGCATAGAATCGTTTAATTTTAATGCCTCTAAAAGTGAATTGACATATGAAGTCATTAATAACCCTGAACATACCTATTCTACTGATATGAATATTATTTATAATGAACCGCAAAATAAGGCAAGCGCAGTAGGTGTTGAAGATTCGTATGAAACTGAAGATAATTGTGAAACAAAGGATTTATGGCGTAAACTTAAAATTCTAGAACACAATTTACATATTAATAATATATCTGATAAAAAATCAGCATGTTTCTGGTGCTCACATGATTTCGATAATCCACCCATTTATATTCCAAAACATTTCATTCGTGATTCATATCATGTGTACGGCTGTTTTTGTAGTCCTGAGTGTGCTACTGCACATTTAATGGAAGAAAACATTGATAGTTCAGTTAAATTTGAACGATATCATCTAATCAATCATATTTATTCAAAGATTTACGAATATAAGAAAAATATTAAACCCGCACCAAACCCACACTATATGCTTGAGAAATATTATGGAAATTTAACTATTCAAGAGTATAGAACACTTCTAAGAAGTGAAAGATTATTTTTAATTGTTGATAAACCTCTCACACGAATTTTACCCGAATTTCATGAAGACAATGATGATTTTATCATTAACAATAAAATTATTCCTTCCAATAATTATCAAGTTAAAAAACGTTTGCAAAAAAAACCGCAATCAAAAAACAATATTTTGAATGAAAATTTTGGTATGGCTTCCACATAATGGCAATTTACCATTTATATAATATTTATTTTATGTAAATAAATATTATTATCGACTGATATAGTAAGTATGTTCGAGGGTATATTTGATGATAACGATAAACCAAAATCAAAGTCCGCTTCTGTAAAATTGAAATCTGCTTCTGCATCTGCAAATATTTTATCCCCATTAAAAACGGAAGATATCGACGTTGTTGCCGAAATTGAAGAAGAAGAAAAATATATACATGAAATGTCTACCCCTCCGTCAATTATTACTATTTTGATTATTTCACATGGACTAGATTTACCCCATGATTCATTTAATGATAATAATGTTAGAATGATAAGTTTTGCAGGAAGATCTGGTTCAGTTTATTATGCTAATCCACATACACTAGCAGATATAAATGATATTTTCAAGGCTCAAAATATAGCATATAATAAACAACTTCCGTTCAAAGGAAAGAAAAAATTCTTAGAAACATTGTATAATGATATTCCCTATGCTAATAAATGTCGACAAATGCCTAATTTTGCATTTAATGAAGACCATTCGGTAAATGCTTTAAGTACATATGATTTTTTAGATACTAATATGGTAAAAGGAAATATTGCAACTAATTATAGAAGCAATTTGGAGTATAATGCGCATTTGCCTTCAGGAGCACAATCAAAATTGTTTACAGAATATAATAGACCGAATCCTCATCCTAGTTCTATTTATACATATGGAGATGTAACCAGTAAACTAACACACCGATTTCATACTCCAGTTATGAATAAATTATATCAATTTTATGATCAATGTGATGCTACATTTCCTCAAAAAATCCATTTTGGTATTTATATCATGGATATATGCAATTATGATCCTAAAATGTATAATAGTACTATAAATATAGGTGATGAATTGACTTCATCGCGAAAACAATATAATAATGGATTTTTAGAATATAGTAGCGAAAATAACAATGTTACCTTGGAAATGTTAGTTCGTTATTTACATGAACTTGGATTTCCTGTAATAAATATTATAGATGTTGCTTGTAGAAGTTGTAAAGAAATGGATGTTCCTGTGGAAGGTGCATTATTGAGAGAAAGAATGACTGAAAAAGAAGATTTATTGTCAACTTTTATGAATAGAGCACATGGGAGATCTCGCAAAACCAAAAAAAAGAGGATTAGGGTGGGTAGACATAGGTCTAAGTCTAAATCAAAATCTAAATCTAAACGATCTGCTGCGAATCCGTAGACACTGCGCAGTGGCGCAGCATTGTCACTATGAAATGGGTGAGTGATTGAACTCCTTTCTTGCGATGCAATGCGATAGCGATAGCCGAAGGAGTTTGTACGTAGACACGTCCAAATATTAAGATTTTTCTAATGTATTATTTTCTATATCCTTTGCTAATTTCACTTCTTGCTCACTATTATATACACGCATGGAGTCGTCTAATTTTCCTCTAATTTGTTTATAAATTTCTTGATTCACTGATTTTATTTGCGGTGCCTTTTTTTCAGCTATTCCCATAAAATCTTTAATTACTTTTATATGATCATCATTAAAAGCAATTAGTTTTTGTATTACCTGTTCTTCGGTGTAATCAGTTTGACGCATAATCATTTGTATGCGTTCCACATTGTCTGTCTTGCATGTTATAGTTATATTGTCCATACTCTATTATAGTTATATCATAAAATGTTTTTTAAATCGATTTAAACAATAATCAATAATATAATTATCCACAAATGCAAACAAACGATACCTATAGCAAAATTGATATTCAACCACTTTTAAATGATGTAAATGAAGTAGTTAAAAAAGGCGTTAATAAATTATTATATGATTTTACATTACGTCATTTAAATACGGAGTTAGATAAATGTAAATTAGAAATGGAGTTTTATAAAAGTGAATTGACAAATATTAAAGAATTATATGGACTAGATGTCCCTATTCCTACTAAAAAAATAAAGATTACAAATAATGAAAATATTTCTTTAAATATTGAGGAAAAAATGATTGATAGTGTTCAGGATAATTCAGATGCTGGATGTACTTTTGAGAAAATTTTATTACAGGCCGCAGTTTCATCTAAAAATGTGCGAGTAGTTGTAGCGCAAGAGGAGGAGGAGGAGGAAGAAGAGGCGCAAGCTGGTGAAGATGATGAGGAGGCTGATGAGGAGGCTGATGAGGAGGCTGATGAGGAGGAAGAGGAAGATGATGAGGAGGAGGCTGATGATGAGGAAGAGGCGCAAGCTGGTGATGATGATGATGATGAGGAGGAGGCTGATGATGAGGATGATGAGGAAGAGGCGCAAGCTGGTGAGGAGGAGGAGGAGGAGGAAGCGCAAGCTGGTGAGGAGGAGGAAGCGCAAGCTGGTGAGGAGGAGGAGGAGGAGGAAGCGCAAGCTGGTGAGGAGGAGGAAGCGCAATCTGGTGATGAGGAAGAAATAGAAACAGAAAATGAGGAGGAAGAAGATGAGGAGACTGAAGAAGAAGAAGAAGAAGAAGAGGAGGTTTTTGAAATCGAAATAGATGACATTACCTATTTTACTACCGATGAAGAAAATGGTCCTATCTACGAAGTAGACTCTAGCGGAGATCCAGGAAATAAAATCGGATATTTAAAAGATGGAGAGCCTTTTTTCTCAGCGTAATATAAGTAATGTTTGATCTATGTCCTCCAGCATTAATTTATGTCGTTTTTTCTATTACACAAATAATTATAGATACATTTAAGGGCCTATATAACACCGCATTTTTTAAATTTATTGTCATGTGCATGGTTACACTTTTATTAAATGCATTATGTCAATCTGGGATGGGAGTTATATCATGGATAATAGTATTTATTCCATTTATTCTAATGACTGTTATAGTAACCATGTTATTATACATATTTGGTTTAGATGCAGCGTCTGGTTCCATTAATTACAATTGTCAAAATGGAAGTCAAGAAAATGCTAGTACCAAAGCCACTTCCACTATTACATATGTACCAACAACGTCTGACAAAAAAATAATAATAGTAGATACAAATCCATCCATTAGTACAAATGCTCAAACGCAACCCATCCAATCTACACAGCCTTTGCAATCTGATCCATTTGTACATAATCAAGCTACAGCGCCTACTTATTCTAGCTCACCCGAATATGAAAGTTTTATAGGAAACCTGGGTATATCCAAATAACAAATATTACTAAAAACATTTAAACAAACATTACAAAATAACATATAATGAAGTATCCATACATTATATTTTATAGATTAGAAGAATATTCAGACATCGACAATTTTTTCATTTCAAACGATGAAAAACTTAATTGTTCTCTCTTCTTTACAAGCAATAAAGATGATTTAAATAAATTATTTAATTCAAGTTATCAATTATTAGTCACATATGGATCAGATCAAGAAACATATATTGAACAAATTGCACCACTCATCACTGATAGAATGAGAGATAGATGGATTCATTTCGATAAACTCCCTACTATGGAAGTTTTCAATCAGAATGTAAATTATTGTTTTATTCATAATTGTTATCTTGACAGAAAAGTAGTTAGACCAATATTTTCCATATTTTCAAGCACATTTAAATCATATGAAAAAATTCTAAGAGCATACAATAGTTTAAAAGCTCAAACTTTTAAGGATTGGGAATGGGTTATCATGGAAGATTCTGACGACAATGATGAACACTTTCAATATCTCCGTAAAAACCTGATAGATGATTCAAGGATTAGACTATATAGAAGAGGTGAGAATAGTGGTAATATAGGAAATGTCAAAAATGAAGCAGTTTCCTTGTGTAGAGGGTTATATGTATTGGAATTAGATCATGATGATGAAATATTACCAGATGTGTTGGCGGATTCTGTCAAAATATTTGAAGAGCATACCGATATTGGATTTATCTACATGGATTTTATCAATATACATGAAGATGGTCGTAACTTTACTTATGGGGATTTCCTGTGTAAAGGTTATGCATGTTATTATTGTCAAAAATATAATGGTAAATGGGTAAACGTTTACAATACTCCCAATATAAACAACATCACTTTAAGTCACCTTGTATGTTGTCCCAATCATCCTAGAATATGGCGTAAGGAGACGTTACTTAGTATCGGAAATTATAGCGAATTTTTACCAATCTGTGATGACTATGAAATTATTTTGCGAACGGCATTACATACCAAAATAGCCAAAATTCCCAAATTGGGATATGTGCAGTATATGAATGATTCAAACAATAATTTCTCTCTTATACGAAACTCTGAAATAAACAGAATAGGACCTCAATTTATTCAACCCATTTTTTACGATAAATTTCAAATAAATGATAAAATGCGTCAATTAGATGCATATGAAGATGAAAAATATATTGATCATCATAGTAAAATATGGGAAAGATCTGTGGATGATTACCAGCATAATTTTTGCAATTCTGTTCATAACGTTAATTACGACAAGCAATATTGCATTATTGGTATTGATAGTTTAATATACTATATGGATAAAATAAAGGAATTATATGAAGATGATAGAAATGATTTTATTCTGCTCGATAACAAGAGCACTATTGATTATTTATGGTTTAAATTAGATTACTATGGGCTTGATAGGTTTAAATGTTATGCCTTGATAGATTCGTCCGTTGAAGTACTTACAAATTATTTTATGATGATGTATAAATCCTGTGACAATTTTGAAATAATGACGCCATTGGTTAATAAACCGCCATATAATACACCATTTCATGAACGATTTGCCGTTATAAATGCACTCACCAGTCCATCCGATTCTTATCTTGAAATAGGTGTGGAAAATGGGTTTACTTTTAACAATGTGCATTTTGAGAAAAAAGAAGGGGTTGATCCTGATCCAAAATGTGTGGACCAACGCATCATTTCTAAAACGTCGGATGACTATTTTCATGATATTATTATTGCTTCTGTTGAAGATGATATTGACGAACAATATATAAAGGATGTGGTATTTATTGATGGACTACATCAGTCAGAATATGTATTAAACGATATAAATAATAGTATTATTGGGTTAAGCATTGGAGGTAAAATATTTATGGATGATATTCTACCATTAACATACGATGAACAATTAAAAATACCGAAAAAACACTATTATGAAAAGGATATTTTAAAATATGGTGAACCTTGGACGGGAGATGTTTGGAAAGTATTATATTATATTTTGAAAAATTATGGCGAACATATTGATTTTTCATATTATTACCATTTGAATTATAGAGGAGTTGGCTTGCTTAAAATCAAATCATTTTTTCAAATCGATAAGAATGCTATTGACGTGATAAATAGTTACGATTATTTTACTGATTTTAACGATTATGTTGCTATGCTTGATTCTGTATAAAAAATGAAAAGTGGAGGAAAACGTAGACACTATGAAATGGCAAAGTGAATCGAAGTTTTTCGATTATATTCCGTAGGCGAGAGTCGAAGGAATATAAAAAGAGTAGCAATAATAATTAGTTTTTTAATATAATTAAAAAACTAATTATTAAAGAGTAAATTTGAATAAATTAGTATAATGGAGTTGGTGATAAAGGAAATCAAACCACTTATTTGTTTAAATATGATAGTCAAAGATGAATCTCATATTATTGTAGATACGTTGACAAAATTCTTGAATAAAGTATCTATTGATTATTGGGTTATTTCTGATACTGGGTCTACTGATAATACACAGGAGATTATTAAAACATTTTTTAAAGAGAAAGGTATTCCTGGTGAACTTTACGAAGATAAATGGGAAAATTTTGCACATAATCGAACGTTGGCATTAGAACATGCTCATGGAAAAAGTGAGTACATATTTGTGTTTGATGCGGATGATGAATTGTGTGGTGATTTTCAATTACCAGTGCTTACTGAAGATGCTTATCACATTCAATTTGGTGATGCAAATGGCACCAGTTATACGAGGGTTTTACTAGTTAATAATAATACAAAAAAATGGAGATATTTAAGTGTAATACATGAGTTTATTGATTGTATAGATAATCCACACACGTCTGGTGTTATTACTGGAAATTATTATTGTGTTTCTGGTAGATCTGGTAACCGAAGCAAGGACCCTGATAAATATTTAAAAGATGCATTAGTTCTAGAAAAAGCACATGCGGAAGCGTTGGCTAAAAATGATTTGCTATATTTTAGATATGCTTTTTATTGTGCGAATAGCTATTTTGACTATGGGAAATATATGGATGCTATTAAATGGTATAAAATCACATTAGGTCAGGGTAATTGGGAACAAGAAAAGTATGTCAGTTGTATGAAACTATTCGTATGTTACAATATTTTAAAACAACCAGAAGCAGGCATGTTTTATTTGGTCAAAGGAATTTTATATGACAAAACAAGAGTAGAAGGTTTATTTGAGCTCGTGCAATATTATTGCGGCAATGACATGAATGAATTAGCTTATATGTATTATGGAATGGTGAAGGAATTTTATGAAAAGGAATACGTCAAAATAGATGGTACACTAAATAAGTTATTTGTAGATATTAGTAAAGCCAATTTTCATTTACCATATTGGATGATAATAGTAGCTGATAGAATTAAAAAATATGATACTGGTATTGCAATGTATCGAATTATTTTTACAAAGAAATTCAAAGAGACTAATAAAATGCTTATAGGAAATATGTTATTTAATTTGCAATTTTTTATTGACAAAATAGATAAAAACGATACACAATTTTTCACATTATTTAAAGAATATGTTGATTTTTTATTGTCTCTTCAATATCCAGTGTTTGATCACGATTTTATGATAAATTATGAAAAATATGGCATAGTTATTCCAAAAAAAACTATTCACCGACCAATATTTACAAAAGAAGAGTGTGCTGCTAGTAACAAAATATTATTTTATACTGGATTTAATGATAAGGAATGGAATTATTCTTATACTAAATCTAATGCTCTTGGTGGAGCTGAATCAGCAGTGGCATATTTAGCAAACAATTTTCCAAAAAACTATCATGTATATGTTACCGGAAGCGTTTCTGAAGAAACATATGATAATGTGACATATGTCAATTTTAATAATCTAGGTAAGCTTATTGAAACCAATGCATTTCATACTATCATTGTTTCTAGATATATAGGATTTTATGAAATGTTTCCTACATTTTCTGCTTACCAAACTTATATTTGGGGACATGATATAGTATTATTTCCTTATGGCTCTAGTTTATCAGAAAATGAGATTTTATCAAAATGGACAAATAAAATAACGGGATGCATATGTCAAACGGAATGGCATAAAAATTTATTTATAAATCAATATCCTTCATTAAAAGAGAAACTATGTGTTATTAATAATGGAATAAATATTGATAAATTTGTAGGGCCTATAAAAGCTCCTTCACTAACGTTACAGAGCTTAATCCATAAAACTTCGGCTAACGCCTACGTTTTCCTACAGAAAGTTCCAAATCGATTTATATATTCCTCTTGTTCAGAAAGAGGATTACAAAAATTGTTAGATTTATGGCCACAAATAATAGAGTATTTACCTGATGCTGAATTATATATAGCTACTTATAATGAGTTTCCTAGAGATGATAAGGAGAGAAATATGGAGAAAATAATACAGCAATATTCAAGTATTACACATGTAGGTAAATTAGAGCAGTCGAAATTATATGAATTAATAGCTAGTGCTGAATATTGGATGTACCCTAGTTATTTTAATGAAACTTCTTGTATTACATCTATGGAAATGCTAATGTATGAAGTTATTTGTTTATATTATCCCGTGGCTGGTTTAATAAATACCCTGGGTGATTATGGAATCAAAATTAGCGAAGGTAGTGAAATAGATTCATTGTTAGATTTAACTTTGAAGAAAAAAAGTGAATTAAAAAAGAAAGGACGAGAGTACGCATTATCATGTTCTTGGAAAAATAGGGCAACAGAATGGTGTAATGTGCTTTTTGTAAATTCATCCATCAGTGATACTCCTTCAGCTTTATCTCTGGAGTATAACCTAAAAAAAAATATTAAAGTTATAAATCTTAAAAAGAGGGAGGATAGAAAAAAAGCTATGAGTGAACAATTTGAGAGAGAAAATATAACCAATTATGAGTTTATTGAAGCCGTAGATGGAAATGAATTACAAGAATCTGAAGAACTTAGATTACTTTTTGAGAGAAACAACTTTAATTATCGTAGAGGTGTAATTGGTTGTGCATTGAGTCATGTACAACTATGGAACACATTAATAAATGATAATGACAATGAATATTATGTCATTTTAGAAGACGACGTGGAATTATTTCCAGGCTTCAAAGAAAAAATAGATAGTCATAGTAAACTTTTCCAAGAAAAACAATTAGAACATTTATCATTAGGTGTATATGAATGTAATGAGCTAGATCAAGAAAAAATAAAAACAAGTGAAATAACCATTTTTCAAAAAGATGTTTATAAGTTTTGGAATGTGACTTTCGCATATATTATTAGTAAAAATGCTGCAAAGCAAATGATTTCATATATTAACAATAACTCAATTAAATGTGCTATGGATAATCCCTGTTCCCATGGTGAAGTTATATTGTATCATCATACTACAAATTGTCTAGTTAAACAAAAAAACGTAAATCTATTTGGAACAGATATTCAATATGATTATAATCATTTGATATTTCCTATAAGTAATATTCAAAACCCCTTAAAAATCGCTTATTGTGATTGGTGGTATGAAGAATATTGTGGTGGAAATTTTGATGTTAATAATAATTTTATTACAGATATATTGAAAAAATATGGAGACGTAGTAGAGATAATTGTTGTTGATCCTACACAAAATCCAGATGTTTTATTTTATAGTATTTTTGGCAATGAACACACAAAATATAACAATGTTAGAAGAATATTCTTTTCAGGTGAACCATTTGGTATTAGAGCTGAGGCAGATTTTAATTTTACCTTTGATAAAAATAGTGATAAAAATACTAGATTTCCATTATGGTTAGGATATATGAATGATTATTTATTAGAGGAGTGTCAGCGTAGAAAAAGTGGAATTATAAACGTTCCTAAGAGAAATCGATTTTGTTCATTTATTGCGAATGGAGAGGTTAAAACAACTCATAGAAGAACTATCATAGAAAAATTGTCCATGTATAAAAAGGTTGATTGCGGGGGTAATTATTTAAATAATATTGGATACAATGTACCGAGAGGTATAAATTGTTCGGGAAAAATAGAACATAACAATAATTATAAGTTTGCGATTGCGTTTGAAAATGAAGATTATCCTGGATATGTTACTGAAAAAATTTGCGATATTTATAAATCAAATAGTATCCCTATTTATTGGGGTACAAAAGAAGTAGTCAAAGATTTTAATCCTTCTACTTTTATTAATGCGAGAGATTTTAACAATTTTGATGAGTTGGTTGAATATATTATTAAGGTTGATAATGACGATGATTTATATGCCAGCTATTTTAAAGAACCTATGTTTTCAAATAAATGGCTAGACGCATTTAATGATCCAAATAAAACCTTTTATAAAAATTTGGCTGATTGTATTATAGGTAAAAATAAAAATCTATTTGATAATTATTTATCTGCTAATAAAAATATAGATAAAAAAAAAGAAGATTGGGTAATTTATGGACCATCGTGGGTATATAATCTAATTAAAGATTTTGTAGTTAATTTAAATATTGATAATAATGTTACATATGTAACAAATGTTAATGAAATACAAATTATTAAGCCCTTAAAAATACTTTTTATTAATAATATTCATGATAATTCAGTATTTAATTCATTTAAAAATGTTGAAATTAGTATTTTAAATATAGATACTCTTTATATTCCGTATTTTTTGAATAATATTTTTGATATGATTAATCTTTACCCAAATATTAAAATTTATGATTATAACATTAAAAATATAGAAGTATTACAAAAATATAATATACGGAATGAATTATTAGAATATAAATATGATGATAAAGAAATAAAATATCTAAAAGAAATAAATAAACAAGAAAAAATATATGATTTTGGTATAATATGTTATAATAAAGATGCTTCGTGTAATAATAGAAGAAAATATATTGTTGAACTATTAAACAATAAAGGTTATAGTGTAAATATAGCATGCGGTTTTGATAAAGAAAGAGATATTGAATTGGGTAAATGTAAAATAATATTAAATATTCATCAAAAAATTTTTAACGTAGAATGCCGTACATTTGAACATCTAAGATGTAATAGATTATTATATTCAGGAATTAAAATTTTATCAGAAATTTCTTATGTTGACGAAAATTTCATTTCTAAATTTTCTAATAATATTAAATTTATAAAGTATGATAATTTTGAAAATATAACAAGACAAAATATTGATGATTTTGATTTTATTAGTGAAAAAAATAACGAATATAAATATAACAAAAATATAGGCATTTTTAATATTTGGCACAACAAATTATTTGATAAATGTTACAAAGATTTGGATGAATATTCATTAAGTAAAATTACTATGTATGATGTAAATCCAGTATATGAAAAAGTTTACAATAAAGAAAAAAAATATAATATATTAAAAGAATATGAATTAAAACATTATAATAGCCTTTACCAAGATACAAATTATTGTCAAACATCTTGTTTATATCATATATTTAAAAATAGGTTGCATTGGGATTATGATTATATCGGTTTTATTCAATATGATATGGAATTAGCGAGCGGTTTTATTTATGATATGGAAGAAAAAATAACTCAATGTATAAATAATGAGGATATATATTTTTACAGCTTAGCATTAGCGAATAAAGTGGAAGTTAACTATATATGTAAACCTTACGATAAATCCATTTTAGAAAAATATAATAACTATTTTAATACTGAACATACATATGAAACTATCAAAGCTCATAATAAATCTGATATGTTTATTTGCTTGCACACGTTTGTTATACCTACAAAAACGTTTATTAAAATGATGGTGTGGTATTGTTCTATAACAGATTGGTTGCATGCAAACTATATAAATGGATTATATAGTGAAAGTATATCAGAGATCACAGAGGAAATATTTGGATTATTTTTGTTATTACAAATGATTGAAAATGATAATATAAAATTAGATACTTTAAAATTGCACCACGAATGGCCAAATTTACATAATGAAACAAACTTTAACCATTATAAAGAAACATCTCCTCATTTTTCATTAGCTAAAATAGTAGTAACTAATAATTTTACTGATAAAAATACATGTCATAGTTATCTAGAACCATATGAAAATTTATTAAAAGATAAACAATTAACATGTAAAAATGTTTTAGAGATTGGAATTCAACATGGAGGTTCAATGAAATTATGGAATGATTATTTTGTAAATGCAACTATATATGGAATTGATATTGATGAAGGTCCTAATTTTCTGAAAGAGTTTAATAGAGTAAATTGTTTAAAAATAGACGCATATTCACAACAAAGTATAGATTATTTTATAAATAAAAATGTAGCGTTTGATTTAATTATAGACGATGGGCCACACACACTTGAAAGTATGATTTATTTTATTATAAATTATATACAATTATTGAATAGCAATGGTATACTGATTGTTGAGGATATACCAGATATAGCATGGTGTGATATTTTTAAAACACATGTTCCAAATGGGTTTACATATGAAATTATTGATTTAAGACATGTCAAAAATAGATGGGATGATATATTATTTGTTATTACACGATAATATTCCAGTCGCTTCGCTTCGTCTACGTTTTCCTCAAAAATGAAATGGATCATGTAAAATCACGATAAATACTATAATATATAGTTAAATATATAATTTAAATATATAATTTAAATATATAAACATTATTTAAATTATAATGCTAATAGACATAAAAAGTTTACCTTTTTCTAAAAAAGTAAATGGAATAATTCATATCGGAGCGCACGAATGTGAAGAAAGAGGAGCTTACATACAACAATTTAATATAACAGACGAACATATTATTTGGATCGATGCTTTAAAAAGCAAAGTTGATATTATTAAAAATAATGAACCTTATATTAAAATATTTAATGAATGTATTAGCGATAAAGATAACGAATTGGTTGTTTTTAAAATAACCAATAATTTTCAGTCTAGTTCTTTTTTAAATTTAAAAGAACATTTAATAGAACATCCTGATATTCATGAAATATATAGAATAGAATTATATACAAAAACGTTAAAAACTTTTTATAACGAAAATAACTTGAATAGGGGTGATTATAATTTTATGAATCTAGATATTCAGGGAGCTGAATTGTTAGCACTTAAAGGAGCGGGTGATATATTAACCAATATTGATTATATTTATATAGAAGTTAATACAAAAGAATTATATGAAAATTGTGCTCTATTATCAGAAGTTGATGAATATTTATCTACATTTCATTTCAAAAGACTACATACATATATTACCAGCCATGGATGGGGTGATGCTTTTTATATTAAAAATATACATTATATTTCAGATAATTTAAAAATTGAGTATGGTGTTGATACTAATAAAATAGATATAACAGATGTAGTTTTTAAAAAATGTATTGTAGGTGATATTATACATATACCTTGCCCTGATGGTAAAAGAGCAGAAATATTTAGTGACCCGCTATGGGGTGTTATTAAAAAAATATTTATTACAAGTGATGATAATAATTTTATCATGGAACATGATGATGAAATATATATTGATATTCAAAAAAAACAATTATATATTAACGAAGCACCTGTTAAAATGAACTCCTCTACTAATGTGGAAGAAACTAGTTCTGAGCTTAAACTCCTTCGGCTACCGCTTACGGAGTTCAATCACTCACCTTCGACTTCGTCTACGGCTCGTAACACATTGTTGAATAAAGATAGGTCTTATTCCTTAGATAATCCGTTTCATTCTCCAAATAATAATAAAAAATATAAATTTTGTATTATGGCAATATTTAAAAATGAAACTATGAACTTACGAATATGGTTAGATCATTATTTATGGCAAGGAGTTGAGCATTTTTATTTGATTGACAATGGAAGTACAGATAATCCATTAGACATTTTAAATGAATATATTGATAAAGAAATAGTTACTTATTATTATAGAGCAGAAAAATATCAACAACCACAACATTACAGATATGTGTTTGATAATGAAAATTTAAAGAATAAAACCCAATGGTTAAGTATTTGTGATTTAGATGAATTCTTTTTTGGAACCAATAAAAAATTAATAAATGTTCTTGAAGATGATTTTAGTAATTTTGATATTATTTACACAAATTCTTATTTTTATGGTAGCGATAACTTAATAAATCATCCAAAAGATATTAGAACTGCTATCGTACACCGACAAGAAAATCTAGAATGCGGTACAAAATATATTTTTAAACCATCTATTATAACAGATAGTTCTGAAATATGGATACATTGGCTAGTACATAGTGGAACTTTACAAAAAAAAATTTTTAATAAAGAAACATTTGATATGAAAATAATTAGATTAAATCATTATAACATCCAATCATTGGAATATTTTCAAAAAGTGAAAATGACTAGGGGGGATGTATCAGTTGTAGAAAATGAAAATATTAGAGATATGAATGTTTTTAAAAATAGTAATAATTTATCCATTATAAAAGACGACATATTAAAACAAATTATAGAATATAATATTTATGATAAAAATGGTGAAGTAATGAGATTTTATGACGAATATAGTAATATAATTGATAATAATAGTATTGAAAAACCAGAACAAGATTTGACAAATGAATACATATTAGAAGATGATATAGTTTTAGAATTGGGGGCTAGATATGGGAGCGTCTCTTGTTCCATAAATAAAAAATTAAATAATAAATATAACCAAATTTCTGTTGAACCTGATGATAGGGTATGGACAGCATTAGAACTAAATAAAATAAAAAATAATTGTAATTTTAATATAGTTAAAGGATTTGTTAGCAATAAACAATTAAATTTAATAAATTTAGGAGAAGGACTTGGTGGTTACGGGGCTACATTTATAGAAGATAATAATACCAAAATACCATCCTATTCTTTAAATGAAATAAAAAAAACTTATCAAATAAGTAAATTTACTGCTATGGTTGCTGATTGTGAAGGATTTCTTGAAGAATTTTTCAATGAAAATCCGAATCTTTATGAAGATTTGAGAATTATAATATTTGAAGCAGATTATGCTGATAAATGTAATTATGATAAAATAAAGCAACAATTAACATTTCATAAATTTATTAAAATACTGGAAGGACACCAAAATGTTTGGATAAAAGAAAAATAATATGGAGCGGTAATTAAAAGAAATAATTAAATTTACTATTATCATATTTTGTATATAATCCGGTACAAACAAAGTGTCCCCATAATGGAGACCATATCTCTCTAGCTTTGCCAAAAAATGTAGACATGAGAGAAAAAGTACTTCTTGATAATATTAGAACATCCGCATTACATAATAAAAATAAATCATAACTTTCATCATCACTACGAATACATCTGTATGGATAATCTATTTCATAATCGCCTGGCGCGGTTATTATAATAACTTCATGTTCTGGATATTTTGTTTTTGCTTGCGATATAGCCAATTCAATTTTTTCTCTTGCTAGTGGAGTTTGACGATTTGAATAACCAACGTTATTTGTAATTCCTTGAATATTTTCATAATTATTATCAATTCTATTTTTATAATAATTACTGCATATTGACCCATCATAATCCTCCCTATCTCTCACATCTTCCAATCTTAAATGTATTAATATTGTTTTATTTTTATCGAATGGAATTATATACCTTTGGTATGTGTCATTGTATGACTTCGCTTCCTCCAAATAACGATACATATTATGTGAAATATATTTTTTATAATAACTTATTATATCAGATTTTATACTATAAACTACTTGCGTTGTTATTATTAATAAATCTTCGGAATAAAAAAAATCGTTCGGATCAAACCTTTTTTCAAAATCCAACCAATATTTTTGAATATACATATTTTTATATTTTTCAGAATCCTTAACTATTATATTACATTTTTTATTATGGTTATTTATATATGCTAATATTGCTCTGACAAAAATACTATTTGTAAATTTTAGTGTGTCATAATCATATACTATATATAAATTATGATAAAAAGCGTATATTATTATAGACATGTATTGCAACAAATGTCCTCCTAATCTGTCTCCTCTTGAATATAAGTATATTGACACCATACTTATATTCTTTACATTCTTTATATTATATTTTAGTTGGTGTATTAGTTATTAACCCAATAAAAAATATATGTCCCCATATACCGCCAATGGTGGTGCAATGCTACCCCCAGTAGTACCCGTGACCCCCATTGCATAAAATCCAATACTATCTCCTGATGTGATAATTATGCCTGTTACGCCATTGGAATTATAATAAGCATTGCCTGAACCATATGGTAGACTAGTAGTAGCGCCACTATTATTTGTTAATGGCTGGCTGGAAAATGAACCTGTTGTTCCATTTCTACCATAATTGGCTACATATACTTGTTGAGCAATGCTAGCGCTTCCCATATTTGTATAATTTATACTTGCATATTTTATTTCTCCTTTTAATGCGGTTGTTCCTTGTGGAACTAGTGGAATCATTGATCCATATTGACCTCCTGTAGTACCAGGACTCCCAACATTTCCTTGAAATCGTCCTGTCATGTTATAAAACATTCCACCTGCACTAGGAAGAATCGGCCAACCATAATAGGCTGTTGCGCCTGTTGTTTTGCTCATATTTAGATCAAATGCATTTACCATGGGAACGGAAAGTCCCGATTGAAATGTATTATTCAAATCGGTCCAAAATGGTAGGACATTATTTGTTTGACCGGAAGCTGCGGCTGCGCCTTGCGCACCTGTACTGCCTTGCGCTCCAACAGCACCAGTGCTACCAGTAGATCCTTGCGCTCCTGCTGCACCCGCGGCACCAGTTCTACCAGTTGAGCCTTGCGCTCCTGCTGTACCCGCTGCACCAGTGCTACCAGTAGATCCTTGCGCTCCTGCTGTACCCGCTGCACCAGTGCTACCAGTAGATCCTTGCGCTCCTGCTGTACCCGCTGCACCAGTGCTACCAGTAGATCCTTGCGCACCTTTTGCACCCGCTGCACCAGTGCTACCAGTAGATCCTTGCGCTCCTGCTGTACCCGCTGCACCAGTTATGCCTTGCAATCCAGTAGATCCTTGCGCTCCTGCTGTACCCGCTGCACCAGTGCTACCAGTAGATCCTTGCGCACCTATTGCGCCCGCGGCACCAGTGCTACCAGTAGATCCTTGCGCACCTTTTGCACCCGCTGCACCAGTGCTACCAGTAGATCCTTGCGCTCCTGCTGTACCCGCTGCACCAGTGCTACCAGTAGATCCTTGCGCACCTATTGCGCCCGCGGCACCAGTGCTACCAGTAGATCCTTGCGCACCTATTGCGCCCGCGGCACCAGTGCTACCAGTAGATCCTTGCGCACCTATTGCGCCCGCGGCACCAGTGCTACCAGTAGATCCTTGCGCACCTATTGCGCCCGCGGCACCAGTTCTACCAGTAGATCCTTGCGCACCTATTGCGCCCGCGGCACCAGTGCTACCAGTAGATCCTTGCGCACCTATTGCGCCTGTTGCTCCAGTTCTACCAGTAGATCCTTGCGCACCGGTTGCTCCGCTACTTCCTTGTAATCCGGCAAGTCCTTCCAATGTGTTTTCAAGTGTAGTTCCTTCATATCTCCAAAATGAAATCACCGGTATAGCGGTTGTCCCGGTGGGTACATAATTAAGTAGACTTTGAAAAAAAGTTAAATATCCTGAGGGACCATCGTATATCCACGGATAATTTATATCAATTGATTGCATCTCAGTGTAGTTATTGACAGAATTATAAACCTGAACTTTATATGTTCCATTTACAGGATCATACCCAGCAGGAATTCCAGAAATTAATATATTGGTTTCAAGCACACCTATTGCTGTATCTGTTCCTGCATAACGAAACGCCACATTTGGTATTGTGGATGCTAATACTACTTTTTCGTAATATACTACAAAGGAAGATGCTGGATCGTTATTGACATATTTATATCCTCCAGTAGCTAATTGGGATTTTGTAACCGTATATCCACCTCCTCCGGGTATCAATGCACTACCATCCGATTTAGTTTGAAGTCCTACTGCTTGACCGGAAACTAAATCGTTCCATTTAAACGGGCTTGCCTTAGGAATTTTTTGTGCCCACACATTCGCAGAAGTGACTTTTACAGCAGATGAACCTGTTGCTTCTTGATTTGTTGCTAATGTGTCTGATGTAAATGGAACCAATAGAAGTTTTTTCAGTAACAAATCATCCATTTGTTTTCCAGAAGGAATTAAATTAGGCCATGACATTTATAATATATATATATTATAAATATATTCATTTAACTGACGCTATAGCTGCATAAGTTTTTAATTAGAATTTAACTAAAAGATGCCGTTATATATTCAAAACCAATATCTTTTGCCATAGGAAGTCCTACTCTAAAATACATTATTCTAGAATTAGCATTGCCTAAAATATCATTTGAAACCACAAAAGATGGAATTATACAATACATAGTTAATGTAGTTCCGACAAATGTGGATGGCAAAGCTTGATTGTCCCCCCCTAAAGCACTAGGATTCGAATTATCATAAACATTTCCATCTGTTGCAAGAGTTGAACTACCAAATGCATTTATCCAGTATGTATTCGCATTACCAGGTTTTGAGACACTTCCTGTATTCGTAGTACCCCCTTCTTGTAATCTATAAAACATATATATATTAGCTCCATCAACTTGGGGTTGTTCTGTTGTTACCCCTGTAATGGTACTACTAACGCCATACATAGTAAATGTAATTTTACTATAAGTTCCTGCAGTAACGGGACAAAGCCATGCAAAAGTGGCATATCTATAGCCAGCATTATCGGTATTATTGATATCATTATAATTGAGTGTGCTATTCGCTGATATACTAATTTTATTTGCAGTATAATCTACATACCCTTGAGTTGTAGTTCCTTTTGTGCGAATTAACCCATTGCATAATTGTAAATCCTCACTATAATTGGGATTATTAGCAGTATCATTTATTACGACGCTATTTACATAAGCGGTTAGTATAATCGCATTAGGAAAGGTTGGTATAAAACGAGTTTGCAAAGCTGTGCTTCCGCTTGCATTTGATTGGCCAGAATATACTCTAATACCTGCTACCCCGTTTGTATTTGGAAAAGAAGCAGGATATTTCGATGCGCCGGTACCAATTAAAGTAATTGATAAAGGATCAAAAAGCATATTAAATGATACTGCTGTTGTACCAGTGGCAATACTAGTCCCCACACAATTTTTAACGGAGCTGGCATTCACTGATATAGATGCAACAGCAGCATACGTAGTTGGGGCAGCAACACTTAAACTAGCGTTTGTAAATGTACATGAAGCAGCTAACGTCCCACCAGCTACTATGTCTGTTGTCATATTTCCTAAACCTGCTTCAGTTTGACCCGTACTATAAGTTATAATAGCACCATTGACGTAAAAGTAATTTCCTATATTCGAGACATTAGTAGTTCCAGTTAAACCAATATTTCCTGTTATAATTTCTACTCCTGAAATTTTAATAGGAGTCGCCATACTTGTTAAGCTTGCAGAAAAACTACTAATAGACGGAGAAGTAGAATATGGATCGTAGTAAAAATATGCGGGGGTGAGGACACTAGCTAGTCCATAGGTAGTTATACCATCCGATTGATAACGTTGTAAGCTTACATTTATATTAGTTTTATTTGGAGAAGCTGTCCAAATAGTAGTACCAGTAATAGTAACACTATTAGCACCTGTTTCCAAATAATATCCGGCTAAATAAGTTGTTGTAAAAGAATCAACTGAACTAGCAGAAGTAATGGTAATACCATTTGTAATTGCACCGCCTGATGCTGATGCTGTTGGAAAGCTGGTATATTTACATGTGCCTCCAGTCTGAGTTGTCATACCTGATCTAGTTACATTACTAGTGATATCTAATAATCTTGTGGAATTAGCAGTGAGTGTGCCTCTGCTGTCCTTATAATGGATAGGTGCATAAAAGGGAGCCGTGGAAATCGTCGATAGGGTTCCAAACCATACACTCAATGGTGTATCTTTTGCAATGCTATCGCCATTCGCGGCAACTAACTTTGCCGATGTTGCTGTTGGTGTTGTTGATAATGCGATTGCAGTTGGCATAACTCTTATGGGTGCAATATTAGTTGTAGTAACACTTAAAACAGCAGAAGTTTGACTATAATTAGCATTGGCGTTATTTTTTAAAAAGTTATAAAATGAATATGTTGTATCTGGATATAGACTCCCCAATGATGAAGTCGTTCCCGTCGCTATTTCTCCAGAGGTTATTGCGGCAGGTGTTAATGTCGTATATGTTCCTCCGATCCATCTAGTGGCTGATGCAATACCCGTACCTGTATATTTCCAATTCGAAATAGTTGGAGTGTTGTTACTATTAGTACTATCAGTATATGTTCCCACCGATCCCTGCGTCATCGTGCCTGATATACCGGTTCCAGCTGCTGTAGTACTAGCAGTTTGACTAGCTGTGGGAGTGAAACTGGGAACCCCTGGTGGACTAGGAGGACCAGCCACTAAGAATATTTTAAATGATTGCGTATTTTTATTGGTAACCCCACTATTTGGGTTATAATTGTTATACCATGCAGTAATTACATTAGACGGATCCGCGACGCCTGGAATTGCACAAGTTAAATTTGCAAAATCAGCTGAATAAAAAGTACAACTCCATCTAGTTATACCATCTGGCCACACAACGGATGCATATGTGGTTGATTGAGATACATTTGTAAGGATTAAACCAGTTACAGCAGCAGTGGTTAAACCATCCGTCCCCGATAATCCTGTAGATCCATATCTTACACAAGTTTTGTCGCCTGTAATAATCGCCTGTGAAGACTTATAAAAAGGTAAAGCACTCAGCTTTGCAGTCCATTGTACTGACAAACTAGTTATATTAGGAACCATAGTCTGAACTAATCCTATACTGAACTGCTGTGGGTAATCCCATGGTATATATATTTTCTGCGAAGTGGGGGTATTTAAAGCGTTGGGGGTAGGAAAAACTATTGGTTTGGGAGGGTCTACTATCCATTGTTGAAAAGATGGATCACTTCCAGTTCCTCCAGATCCAGCGGTGGCCATAGACGCATCTATAGCGATCAATTTGTCTTGGAGTGTAGCTCCTTCATATCTCCAAAATGATATCACTGGAATGGCCCTACCACCGGGGTAATTTAATAGACTTTGAAAAAAAGTTAAATATCCTGAGGTACCATCATATATCCATGGATAGTCGGACACAGTGCCAGACATAGCGGTATTGCTAGCAGCAGAATTATAAACTTGAACTTTATATGTTCCATTTGCAGGATCATACCCAGCAGGAATTCCAGAAATTAATATATTGGTTTCAAGTACACCTATTGCTGTATCTGTTCCTGCATAACGAAACGCCACATTTGGTATTGTGGATGCTAATACTACTTTTTCATAATATACTACAAAGGAAGATGCTGGATCGTTATTGACATATTTATATCCTCCAGTAGCTAATAGGGATTTTGTAACCGTATATCCACCTCCTCCGGGTATCAATGCACTACCATCCGATTTAGTTTGAAGTCCTACTGCTTGACCGGAAACTAAATCTAGAATGCTAAACGGACTTGCATTAGGAATTTTTTGTGCCCACACATTCGAAGAAATAGATTTTACAGCAGATGAACCAGTTGCTTCTTGATTGGATGCTAATGTTGTTGATGTAAATGGAACCAATTGATTTTTTTTCATCAACAAATTATCAATTTGAGCAGTTGTTGGAAACGACATATTATAATTATAATGTATATATTAATTTATAAAAATAATATTATCGGAAAACTCTTTAAGCTACTTTTCGAATATATTCCTTCGGCTAACGTTTTCCTCCATATTCCTTCGGCAACTACGGAGTTCAATCACTCACCCATTTCATAGTGACAATGCTGCGCATGACTAAGGCTCGCAGCAAAGTACGCCATTACTGCTCAATGGCTCCATTGCATCTGGAGGAAAACGGAGGCTTGCTTGCAAGCCGAAGTTTTCTGATTATACTCCGTAGACATGCAAAGCATTGTCGAAGGAGTATCCTAATTAGAATTTAACTAAAAGATGTCGTTATATATTCAAAACCAATATCTTTTGCCATAGGAAGTCCTACTCTAAAATACATTATTCTAGAAGCAGCATTGCCTAAAATATCATTTGAAACCACAAAAGATGGAATTATACAATACATAGTTAATGTAGTTCCGACAAATGTGGATGGCAAAGATGTATCGTCTCCTCCTAAACTGGTAGGATTCGAATTAAGATAAATATTCGTATTTGATACAGAAGTTGAACTACCAAATGCATTTATCCAATATGTATTCGCATTACCAGATGTTGCGATACTTCCTGCATTCCCAGTACCCCCTTCTTGTAATCTATAAAACATATATATATTAGCTCCACCAACTTGGGGTTGTTCTGTTGTTACCCCTGTAATGTCACTACTAACACCACACATAGTAAATGTAATTTTACTATAAGTTCCTGCAGTAACGGGACAAAGCCATGCAAAAGTGGCATATCTATAGCCAGCATTATCGGCATTCTGGATAGTATTATATGTGAGCGCGCTATTCGCTGATATACTAATTTTATTTGCAGTATAATCTGCATATCCTTGAGTTGTAGTTCCTTTTGTGCGAATTAACCCATTGAATAATTGTAAATCTTCACTATAATTGGGATAAGTAGTAGTATCATTTATTACGACGCTATTTTCATAAGCGGTTAGTATAATCGCATTAGGAAAGGTTGGTATAAAACGAGTTTGTGTAGTTGTGCTTCCGCTTGCATTTGATTGGCCAGAATATACTCTAATACCTGCTACCCCGTTTGTATTTGGAAAAGAAGCAGGATATTTCGATGCGGTACTAATTAAAGTAATTGACAGAGGATCAAAAAGCATATTAAATGTTACTGCTGCTTGTGTAGTGGCAACACTAGTCCCCACACAATTTCTAACGGAGCTGGCATTCACTGATATAGATGCAGAAGCAGCATACGTAGTTGGGGCAGCAACACTTAAACTAGCGTTTGTAAATATACATGAAGCGTCTAGCGCGCCTAAAGTTGGGTTTGTTGTCATATTTTCTAAACCTGCTTCAGTTTGACCCGTACTATAAGTTATAATAGCACCATTGACGTAAAAGTAACTTCCTATATTCAGCACATTAGTAGTTCCAGTTAAACCAATATTTCCTGTTATAATTTCTACTCCTGAAATTTTAATAGGAGTCGCCATACTTGTTAAGCTTGCAGAAAAACTACTAATAGACGGAGAAGTAGAATATGGATCGTAGTAAAAAGAGTATGATGAGTATGATATATCTGTAGATGTATTTTGTGCATTGTTTCTTCGAATATATGCTAATTGAATCGTATTTAATTGGTTTGATGCCGCAAATAATGTTGACGGGTTTTTTAGGGTGATACTATTATTTGATGTCTCTAAATAAAACCCTTGATAATACCCTGAAGAGTCCGCATATGAATCTACTGGTATGTCATCTGCTTTAATAGTACAAATACCTGTACCTGTTGATCCAGCCGGTATATTATAAGTAGTATCAAACCCTTTGTATGATATACTTACACTATCAATAGGAGTAGGACTCCCTGATTTAGTTATAGTACAAGAAATTTCTAATAAAGTTGTACCAATGGGTACTAGATTGCCTCTAGTGCCAAGTGTGTGTATTGGAGATATAACTGGGTCACTTGTTACGACCTGTTCCGATGGTTCTGTAAATATTACATTTGTTTTAAGATTTTGCCTATTTGTATCGGTAACTAAATATGCCGATTTGTACGATTGTGTCAATGTTGCAAATTTTAATTCTTTACATACTCCTCTTACTTGTAAACTCTGTGAAGAAAATAGAATGGGATCTACTGATTTTTCGCTGTAACTGGCATCAGTTGATGAATTATTATTAACCTGTTCATATAGCATGTATGATGCGTCTGGATATAAGTAATGAATAGTTTGAAGTGAGATGTCACCGCTAACATTTTGTGATGCATCTGCTAGAGGTACATCATATCTAATAGTAGAACCATTAGACTCATATATATATTTATATTTTTGTATTTGGTATGTAGATGCACCCTTATTATCTTTATCTATCCATGGACCAGTGGAACCATTAGAATAAGGCGTTGTATTAACTACATTTACGGCAATATCGACATTTTTTGTGTTTAATAATGCGTCTGGATATGTGTATGAAAAAGATGCAGTAGTAGATGTACTTGGTATACCCGCTGCAGAAAACCCGTTAAGGGTTTTTGATGATTTATTTGAAACTCCACTGCTTGTGTTATAATTACTATAATATGCTGTTATAGTACCAGATGCACCAGCCTCTGATAAAAGAGACAATGATGGATCATAATGAATATAGTACCATCTACTAATGTTGTTATCAGGGAACTGCACCTGTGTACATGTTCCTGGGGTTGGAGTTCCAGTAGACACATTTGTTAAAATTATACCTGTTATATATGTTTTCGGTTGATTTGAACTGCTGGGAGGTCCTTTAATATATTCTGATCCCGAACCATCAACTATTATATTATGACTTATATCATTTATAGTATAATAAGCTGAAAATGAATGAATGTATGGTAAATAGGTATCTCCTATTATAGTGGATTGAGCTGGATATTCCCAAGGTATATAAATATATCTTGAGGTGTAAGATATATTACCAAATGTTAGCTGTGGAGGTGGACCTGATATATCACTATTTCCACCTCCAGTTGAAGCAATCGTCAGTGATTGATATGGTGATGCAGTTTTATCTGGGGTTATTGTAATTCCATCTCCTGCTACAAAATTAACAGTGTCCAACCCTTTCGCTTGCAAACCAGTGTTTCCATCTACCTGCCAATATTTAAAAGTACTATTCATTCCAATAATAGCAGTACCTGTTGTCCCTGACGTAATATCAAATCCAGATTCGCTATCAAATAATAGTGTGTTAATGTGACCATAAGATGTTGTTGTGGACCCTGTTACTCCCACTTTTAATCCAGAACTAATAATAATACCTGAACCATCAATAGGATCTATTTGAAATGTGTTTTCATCAAAATATATTTTGCTTAAACCGCTATAATGCGTTGACCCAGTAGATGGTCCAGTTGTACCAAAAATCACAGAGGATCCATCATCGCCTTGTGGACCTTTAAACCCTGTATCACCTATACTACCTTGTGGACCTTGAACTCCTTGCCATCCAGGAAGCCCTCTATCCCCAGTTGGTCCTCTATATCCTTGATCACCCCTACATCCGATTTTACCAGTTGGACCCTGTTCTCCACTATATCCTTGAGCTCCTCTATTACCTTTATCTCCTTTATCGCCTTGAGCTCCTTTATTTCCATATTGACCGCCTGGCCCCCTAGCGCCGGTTATACCCTGTGCGCCCTGCGCTCCAGTGGCTCCTTTATCTCCTTTATCTCCTTTACATCCTTGTGCTCCTTGCGGGCCTCGTGATCCACTCATTTATATAAAAAACATATAAATATATTTGTAATATACAATAAATAAACCATTTAGAAATATTTATTTATTATTTTATATTATGATTATAAGTATGACAATATACAATGCGGTTGCGTATGGAATGTGTTTTCACATGTTTATGTCTTATTTTTGTCCATCCCATTACAAATCTTTTTTCGTAAATGCTACATTTCAAACTATTCTATTTTATAGTAAATGCGAAATGTGTGTTAAACATAATATTCGTGTTATACAAAATTTCCCACCCATTCAATTTATTTTAAATAAAATAGATGACTACAGCATACAGAATGTGATTGATATCGAATTTATTAAAGATGGTTTGCCAATATTTACAACAAATAAGGCAGGTCTTGTATCCACGATAATAGATCTAGATCCAGATTTTTGCATTTATTCAGATTATTCTGAATATGGTACTAGCAAAAAAATAAATAAGAAATTTTTTAATAAAGACGATAATTATACTATCGCCGATTTTGATTATAAATTGTGCACCTATTCGTTCATATCAATAACGATGATAGTTGATAGTGGTTTAGGTGAAGAGAATACCCAATCATACCCACTTACATTCTCGGGTGAACTATATAATTATTATGTGGTAAATAATACATTCAATAAAAAAGTATTGTTCTATTTGCTAAATAAACAACATGGTGTTAAATATGATGATTCCACATTTACATATAAATTAAATATTATCGATGACAACGTAAATATGATAAGTCTATCTGAAAAAGAGGTGTTGATTTTTAAGGAAGATGTATATGTAATTTGCTCACAACCTGATGAATTGCCTATAGTTGACAATATTAATACATTTATGTGTTCTAGTGATGTGAACATGGAGACTGACATCGGCGCCAATGTAGGAAATATTAGTGATAATATTAAATTTTTGAATATAAATTCACCGGAAATAAGTAGAGCAATAAAAGTAGTAGATGTTACATTTACTGATACTAGTAGTAGCTCTAGCACTAGCACTAATGCAGTTGTTCCTGTAGATATTAAGAAAGATATACTAGACAATAGGGACAATGAATATATCAATGTAAAAAATGAAGCATCTGAAGATGAATCCGTTCTGTATAAAATATTCACACTCCTCCGCTTACGCTCCGGAGTATAATCGGAAAACTTCGATTCGCTTTGCTCATCTCCGTTTTCCTCCAAAGGCGTAAATAAGATATACCAAAAACAATATAAAAAAAATTGATATATAATATACTATATGGTAACTCCCCAAAGTACTATGGCAACAGATACATCTAGTATGCAGCAAAATGTGGATGTTATTGCCGATACACATTCAACTACAGCGAATAGCACACATAAATTATCCGATAAATGGACTATGTGGGCTCATTTACCTCATGACACCGACTGGAGTATAGGAAGTTATAAAAATATATATACCATTGAAAGTGTCGAGGGAGCTATCGCTATTACTGAAACACTTCCAGAAGTGTTAGTGAAGAATTGTATGTTATTTATTATGCGTCAAGGTATTAAACCCATTTGGGAGGATCCGAAAAATAGGGCGGGTGGATGCTTTTCATACAAAATCGCGAATAAATTAGTATACGAGGTCTGGCGTGATATTAGTTATCTTCTTGTAGGTGGCACGATCAGCTCGCAACCAGCATTTGTTGCCAATGTAACGGGGATTACCATATCACCAAAAAAAAATTTCTGTATTATAAAAATTTGGATGTCAACGTGTGCGAATCAGAATCCCGGCATAGTTACGTCAGAAGTCAAAGGATTAATTGCCCAAGGGTGTCTTTTTAAGAAACACACTCCCGAATATTAGATATATTCCGTAGGAATAAACAATAAACATAATTTTTACAATATGTATATTAAAGATTATGTCCCATTCATTATCATGGAGTTCGCAATTCCGAATACTACTATCAAAACGTCGATATGTTTAAATATGATAGTCAAAAACGAATCACATGTTATCGTAGAAACCCTCGAAAACTTGTGTTCCTATATAAATTTTAGTCATTGGGTTATATCTGACACCGGGTCTACGGATAATACCAAAGAGGTTATCACTTCTTTTTTTCTCGCCAAAAACATTCCAGGAGAAATTGTGGAACACAATTGGCGGGATTTTGGTTACAACCGATCAAAGGCTCTCGAATGTGCTTACAATAAAACCGATTATTTGCTCATATTTGATGCGGATGATAGATTGATTGGCGATTTTAAATTGCCTGTTGTTTATGATAAAGATCAATATCAATTACTTTTTGGTACGAATTTTGTCTACACTCGTCCACTATTAATCAATAATAGAAAAAAATGGTGTTTCAAAGGTGTGTTGCATGAATCTCTGTCCAGTATGGAAGAAGTTAATGGGGTATCCATTATAGAAGGCAATTATCATGTTATGTCGGGTAGAACTGGAGCTAGAAGTCTAAACCCCAACAAATACATTGATGATGCCAATATATTGAAAAAGGCGCATTTTTCTGAATTGAAAACAGACTACAATTTGTCATGCCGATATGCGTTCTATTGTGCCCAAAGCTATAAAGATGCGGGTGCGAATTATTACGATGATGCTATTGAATGGTATAAAAAATGTTTGGATTTGAAAATGTGGGTGCAAGAAAAATTTTATGGTTGTTTAAACATTGGATTGATTTATAGTTATAAAAAGGATTATATGAATGCATTAAAGTACTGGTATAAAACGATTGAATATGATCCGGAGAGAATTGAAGGTATCATTCACGCTATGAATTATTTGAGAAATGATGGGCAACATATAATCATAAATGCACTATATCATAAATTTAAAAACTATAATAAAAATCTTGAGGGAAAATTATTTTTATTTAAAAATGTGTATAACGACGAATTGGAATATCACAACACTATTTCTGCCTTTTATGTTCACGATAAAAAAAGTGGTTACGAATGTTGTAAAACGATCATACTCAATAATACTATATCACCCACACTATTAAAATCGACGATATCAAATATGCAATTTTATATTGATTTCTTGAAGGATGATTGCGATGTTAACGATGGTGTTTCTAGTGTAAACGCTCTTAAACTCCTTCGGCTACCGCCTACAGAGTTCAATCACTCACCTTCGCCAATGCTGCGCATGACTACGGCTCACAGCAAAATGTTTTATGTAGTGGACAAGATAATGGGTGACATGTGTTGCAAAAATGAACAAGTGGATGCAAATATGATGAATATTTGGAATATTTTATTTGAAAAGTGTCGACCTCTTTTGACAACATATAACAACAATTACTCGTTTACAAATCGAGATAACCCGAAAATTATTATATCCTTTACCACATGCAAACGGCTCGAATTATTTAAACAAACGATACACTCCATATTGAATCATTGGCTCGATGTAGATAAAATAGATTATTGGTTTTGCGTTGATGATAATTCATGCGAGGAGGATAGAAATAATATGAAAACATTATATCCATGGATAGACTATTATATGAAAAATACGCAGGAAAAAGGTCACAAACACAGCATGAATATTATCTGGAATAAATTAAATGAACTAAAACCGACTTATTGGATACATATGGAGGATGATTTTCTATTTCATACGAAAATGAATTATGTTGAAGAAGCTATCAGGGGGTTGCGTAGCAGTTCGTGTGTAGATGCACGAGTAAAACAAATATTATTTAATAAGGCGTATGGAGAAACTATTGAACAATATAATTCAGGAGGACATGTAGTTAATAATAGCAGTAACTCCATAGTTATACACGAATTTAAAACCGGTGTGTTTTCTTATCAAAATTGTCATTATTGGCCTCATTATAGTTTTAGACCTTCTTTGACTGATGTCAAAACTATTTTGGAGTTGGGTAATTTTGACACAGAAGATACATTTTTTGAAATAACGTATGCCAAAAAATGGACGACAGCTGGTTATAAATCAGGATTTATCAATAAAATCACAAATCGACATATTGGGCGGTTGACTATTAATAGAGGTGATAAAACGTCACCAAATGCATATGAGTTGAATAGCGAAGCGCAATTTTATAAACCAAATGTTGATGCTGCTGTTGTTGCTGTTGTGCCTGAGCATGAGCCTGAGCCTGAGCCTGCCATTAAAATTATAAATTTAGAACGGCGTGCCGATAGAAAAGCCGCAACTATACAGAAATTAAGCGATGTTGGAATAAATGAAGACCAATATGAGTTTATTAAAGCTGTTGATGGATTCTCACTAGAACCTACTATCGAATTAAAACGTGTATTTGATGGTAATGATTTTGGGAGCAGAAAAGGATTTATTGGTTGTGCATTAAGTCATTATGATTTGTGGAAACGATTATTAGCTGATGAAAAAAACGAGTATTACGTGATTATGGAGGATGATTTCTCTCTTTGTTCCCATTTTAAACAAAAATTTATGTCGTTGTTGCTTGTTTTTAAAGAAAAAGAAATGCTATTTATGGGATATCACATGTTTGAAAAAAATAGACAGAAAGTATTGGATATTTATGTAGATGATCCTTCCTCCGAAATAATAAAAGTGGAACCTTTGAATAAAAATATATATATTGGTGGTTATTTTATGTATTCTATAAATAAAAAGGGTGCACAAATATGCGTTGATTATATTCAACAAAATGGTATTAAACATGGTATTGACTATATTGTGAAAATAATACCGAACTTGTGTAGCTTTGAAACACAACACCATATGGCATTTTCTATTTGGAATGAACATGGAGTACCGATTGATTCCGATATTCAAAACATTGGAGATTGTTTTGATTTTTCAAAAATAGAAATATTGTCTAGTGCTGCTACTGATACTGATAATGATATACCTAATAAACTCCTTCGGCTAACGCCATCGCACTGCATCGCAAGCAAGGAGTTCAATCACTCACCTTCGACAATGCTGCGCATGACTACGGCTCGCAGCAAATATATGTTTATTCCAGATGTAGATCATTATGGATGTGATATTTATTATCATAAAAAGCCATTACAGACGTGTTTTGAAATTGCTGAAAAGGATGAAGCATGTGTCGCATTTAATACTCTTGGGTTTTTCAAGAATTTTGTAGATTTACAGAAAATGTGTGCTTCTACTTATTTCAAAAAAGGTGACGGCATTTACATTAAAAAAAAATATTATGACTCTTTAGTTCTTGCTGATAAACTCCTTCGGCTACCGCCTAAGGAGTTCAATCACTCGCCTTCGACAATGCTGCACATGACTACGGCTCGCAGCAAAAGTATGTGTGATATTTCTGATAGTTCTGATAGTTCTGATAGTTCTGATAGTTCTGTTATACGTATTAAAATGCTGTGTAATTGGACACATTCCGAAAATTTATGCAAAAAATGGTCTAATATGTGTGACGATCCTGCTAATTTCCGTTGGAAAAATTATCAGTTAGTATGGTCAGACAATAAAGACGAGATTGATTATTATGTTATCATGAACTTCCCACATCGGGATGCATATTTTGATCCCCTTAAAACGATCGTATTTCAAATGGAGCCATGGGTAAATGATCCTACAAAGAATTGGGGAGTAAAAACATGGGGTCTATGGGCTGAGCCTGATCCTTGCAAGTTTTTGGCGGTTAGAGGACGTAAAACAGATCACCATAATTTAGTTCAAAATGAAACTGAATTACATTTGAATGAATTATACCAGCCTACAATTTTTGAAAAAACCAGAGATAATGTTATTTCATCTTTAATGAGTAGTAAATATTATGACGAAGGTCACATTATAAGAGTTAATTTATTAAGGTTCTTAGAAGAAAAAAATACTTTACTATTTGATATTTATGGTGAACAAAATACCCATAATTTTAAAAATTACAGAGGACAAATATCTAAAAGCAATAAAAGCAAAGGATATGTATCTTATAAATATTACTTTATGATGGAAAATACTTTTGAAAAAAATTGGATTACAGAAAAAATATGGGACCCTATTTTATGCGAATGTTTATGTTTTTATTACGGATGTCCAAATGTAACTGATTATATAGATGCAAGAGCGTTTGTTTTATTAGATCCAAACGACTTTGAAAAATCATATCAGATTATAAAACAAGCGATAGAAGAAGATTGGTGGTCACAAAGGATTGATATTATACGTCAAGAAAAACGCAAAATCTTAAACGAATTGTCCTTTTTTCCCACTATTGATAACATTATAATGCAATGTAATAATAATGGTAGCTTGCCGTAGCTGTAGTTTTCTAAGGCACCTTACTATACAAACTTGTTGGACCCGCTGGTCCCAATAACACCATATCCAACGACATATTATAATATTCTATATCCGTTTGTCCTTCTCCCGTATATCCAATTTGATGTAATGTCATCTGTAAATTATTTGTTCCAATTGAATTAAAATCTACATAATCATTTACACTAGTAGATTGGTGATGCATAGTTGAACCTGTTTGAGTTATAGTTCTTGACATTATAGCCCCGCCTGTTGTTCCATTGATTATATATGGCTCATACGTAGCAGCACCATCATCAAACGATATATATACTGAACTTGGTCCGGTTGGTCCGCCTGGTCCAGGTTTTATTGTTTGTTCATTCAAAGTCCAGTTAATTGCATAATATCCGAGAACAGGGTTTACTAAACCTGGAGAAACAAATATTGGAGTCCAAGATGTTGTTGTTCCTGTATATGATCCAGTAATACCACTAAAAAAAAAGGAATATCCTGTTTGTCCTAAACCTGCTGGACCTGTTGGACCTGTTGGACCTGTTTCACCGGTTGGTCCTGTTGGACCTGTTTCTCCTTGCGGTCCCTGATATCCTGTATCTCCTTGACTTCCCGTATCTCCTGTGGGACCTACTCCTATTGGACCTGTTTCACCCGTATGTCCTGTTTCTCCCTGTGGACCATAAGTATCACCACCAGGATGACCCGTAGGACCGGTTGATCCAGTTTCACCGGTTGGTCCAGTGGGTCCTTGGTCTCCTGTTTCGCCAGTGGGTCCGGTTACCCCGCTAGGCCAAGCAGGTCCTGTTGATCCTGGTGCTCCTTGTGGTCCCGGACTTCCATCATACCCAGTATCCCCTTGTTCTCCCTGTAGTCCAATTCCGCCAATTGGTCCTATATCTCCCGTTGGACCGGTTTCACCTATTTCTGTTCCTGAAGCCCCCGTTTCACCAGTTGGACCCATTTCACCAGTTGGACCCATTTCACCAATTGGACCCGTCTCACCTATTTCTAATCCTGCCTCACCTGTTGAACCCATTTGTCCGGTTGGACCGGTCTCACCTAATTCTGGACCTGTTTCACCTGTGTGACCTATCTCACCGGTTGGACCTGTGTTACCTATTATTCCTATTATTCCAGTTATTCCTTGTAGTCCTATTGGACCAGTTAGTCCTACTTCTCCGGTAGGTCCTGTTGAACCTGTAAGACCAGTATGACCTGTTTCACCTGTTTCGCCTGTGGGTCCTTCTATTAAACTATCTGGACCTGTTTCACCCGTAATACCTTGTAAACCACTAGGTCCCGTCGGTCCCGTCGGTCCTGTTGGACCCGTAACTCCCATACCGGTTGGACCTTTGCCTCCTCTTGGACCAGTCTCGCCAGTGGTTCCAATAAATCCGGTTGGTCCAATGGGACCAGTGGGACCTCTTTCCCCTTGTTTTCCCTGAGGTCCACAACATTCATGACAAGTCTTCGTTCCTAAATAATTTACATAATTTGACATTGATTGTTACTATTATATATATATATTATTGCAAAATAATATAATAATATATATATTTCCGATTGCGATAGACACTAGACACTAGATAACAACGTAATGAGCCGAACATTTTCCGGTTATCCTAATGCAATACATAATGAAACGTCTGTAATTGGAATCATAGTTAGAGACATTTTATAATAATCTACATCATTATCTGGTTGACTGACGTTACCCATTTGGTATAAATTACAATAAAAGTCTCCTGCTGATCCATCTGCCGATAAATCTAAAAAATCTGTAACACTCGTAGTTTGATTATATTTTGGTGCTATATCGCTGTGTGAAGATACCATAATAGCCCCTCCGCTCGCCTCATTAATTATATATGGCGTGTGAATCGCAAAATTATCGCTAAAATCTATATATACAGATAAGGGAAATGTTTGTTCGTTTAATGTCTGTTCGTTTAATGTCCAATGAATGGCGTACTTAGATGGTAGCACTGGTTGTAGCGCTGTGGCCAGTAAAGTTTTACTTATATGTGTATATCCTGTACTGCCATAACTAGGTTGTAATCCTTGCGGTCCTGAACCAGTAATATTATACGTATAATATGAATTTGTTTCTTGCGGTCCTTGCGCTCCTGAACCTGTAGCGCCTTGTGCACCTTGTGCTCCTTGCGCTCCTTGCGCTCCTTGTGGACCTGTAGATCCTTGTAAACCAGATAATCCTTGCGCACCTTGAGCCCCAAGCATCCCTGGAGCTCCCGTCTGACCTTGTGGACCTTGTGGACCTTGGTTACCTATTCCTTGTGCACCTTGTCCTTGCGCGCCTTGTGGACCAACAATATCATCTCGACTACCCTGAGCTCCTTGCGCTCCCTGCGGTCCTGTTAATGCTGATCCTTGTGGCCCAGTTGATCCTTGCGATCCTTGCGCTGAAATACCCTGTGCTCCCTGAGCTCCTTGCGGTCCTTGGTCTGAAACACCAGGAGCTCCCGTTGATCCTTGTGGACCGGTGGAACCTTGACTACCTGTTGCTCCTTGACTACCTGTTACACCTGTTGCACCTTGACTACCTGTTGCCCCCTGACTACCTGTTGCGCCTTGACTACCTGTTGCTCCTTGTGCACCTTGTGATCCAGTTGACCCAATGGCCCCGGCAGGCGACCCTGGTGGTCCTGTCGATCCTTGAGCCCCTTGTGAACCTGTTGCTCCTTGCCTGCCGGTTGCTCCTTGTGCGCCTTGACTGCCTGTTACTCCTTGACTGCCTGTTGCACCTTGACTGCCTGTTGCACCTTGACTACCCGTTGCACCCTGCGATCCTTGTGACCCTGTCGGTCCCTGTGGACCCGTCGGTCCCTGTGGACCTACAGAACCTTGACTGCCTTGCGCACCTGTAGATCCTTGTGACCCTATTGGTCCAGTCATTCCAGCTAAACCAGTGCATCCGGCAGGTCCTGTTGGTCCTGTTATCCCTGAACCAGCTGGTCCAATAGGTCCTGTGGGACCTGTAGGGCCTGTTATACCTTGAGGTCCAATCGTCTTAATTTTACAACAATTTTTATCTCCTAAATAATTTGACATGAATAAAAATATATATATCATTATATATTTTTATATGGAAGGAAACGTAGTAGCCGAAGGCCAGCGATGCGAGTCAAAGGAGTTTGCTTATAACGGCCCAGTTGGTCCAGTTTGAAGATGAGTCATAAGTAATGACATATTGTACAAAGACGTTGTAGTTATCCCACTTACATCAATGACATTTGCTGCTTGATATATGTTACAATACAATGTATCACCTCCTGTTATCTCACTTAAATTCACAAAATCATTTACACTGGCAGTTTGATGATATTGTGGACCTGTATTACCTTCACTACTGACTATTACTGCACCGCCAGTCGGACCATTTATTATATATGGAGTGTAAGTATTTGTATTGTTACTAAAATCAATATATATGGATCCATTGCCGGTTGGTCCTGTGCTTGTTTGCTGATTCATTGTCCAATTAATTGCATAATATCCGGGATTTATTGTCGTCCCTAAATCAGCATACCCCATCGAAGTATATCCTGTAGGTCCGTAAAACTTTGCAGTGGGTCCTACTATATGATATGCATATTTAATGGTCTGACCCGTCGGACCAGTTTCACCAGTAGGTCCAGTAGGTCCAGTTTCACCAGTAGGCTCATACCCAGTCGGTCCCGTTTCACCATTTGGTCCACCCCCGCCGGGGTCTCCTGTCGGACCAGTATCTCCGTATGTTAATCCATTCGGTGGTCCTGATGGTCCTGTTGGTCCCATATCTCCAGTTATTACTGACCCATCTGGTCCCACTGGTCCCGTTGGTCCCGTTTCTCCTGTCGACCCCGTTTCACCTATCAGTCCTGTATCTCCAGTAGGGCCTTGTATAATACCAATTGGTCCTGGTGGACCTGTTTCTCCATCTGGTCCATATCCTATCGATCCTGTCGGTCCTGTCGGACCTGTGGGACCAATGTCTCCTGCAGGTCCAGTTTCACCTGTAGGACCAGTTTCACCTGTCGGTCCTGGATCTCCCGTAGGTCCAGTCGGAGCTTCGCCTGTCGGACCGGTTTCACCTGTAGGACCTGTCGACCCTGTCGGTCCTCTTTCACCTGTAGGTCCTGTTTCACCTGTAGGTCCAGTAGGACCTGTTATTCCTGCAAGTGTACTGGCTGGTCCAGTTTCACCTGTATGACCGGTTGGTCCGGTTTCGCCTGTAGGACCGGTTGGTCCTGTTTCACCAGTAGGACCGGTTGATCCAGTAGGACCAGTTGACCCGGTTTCACCCGTAGGTCCAGTTTCACCTATAGGACCTATCGACCCTGCCGAGCCAGTTTCACCCGTAGGTCCTATTAGACCAATTATACCTGTCGGTCCTGTCGACCCAGTAGGACCTGTCGGACCAGTTGGACCTGTTTCACCAGTCGCGCCTGTTGGACCTGTTGGACCTCTGCAACCGGTTGGACCCGTTGGCCCTGTTTGTCCTGGATTTCCTGGACCTATCGGACCCAATGGTCCAAGTTTGCCATGCATACCTTGTGGCCCAGCACTTTTTATATTGAGACAACGATTTGATCCTAAATAGTTAAACATTTATTTATTATATATATATTTTTATATTTTTATAATTTTATGTATTGTGGAGGAAAACGGAGATGAGCGAAGCGAATCGAAGTTTTCTGATTATACTCCGGTTGTTCGCCGAAGGCGAACCACTTGGTGGGCACGTAGTGCCCACTGAGAGCGCCAGCGGAGGAGTATATGTATTGTATGTAAAAACATATAAAAATAACGTCAGTTGTTTTACATATATACACTATATATGATAGTAGAATTGAACAAACAAAAATATCATGTGAACTCGAATGAATTTAATACGATAATGCATAACGATTACAATAATTTGCTAATAAGAAATGAGGTAGGGGCATTTGAGCGCATCATTTTTATCCTGAAAGAATTATCAAAGGTTATGTCATCCTCACAATCCTCATGCCTATTTTTTAATCAAACTCATGGCGGATTTATTCCTATTCTTAGTTCAAAATACTCCACTAGCGTACCGCATTCTGGCTCTGTAACTGCGCCTACTGCTACGTTACATCCCCTAAAAAGTTTTGACCATATATATATATTAAATGCTGGGTTGTCTCATATAGACAATATTCATAAAAATATAGCTTCTCATAACATAGAAAATGTTTCATTTAGTTATGATGATGCTAATGGTTACAATAATTTGGTCATTTACTCTGAAAAATATGAATACATTGATCCCATCTTTATTGAAAAATGCTGTCCTATTATTTTGACTACTACCAGCTCTAAATTGGGGAAACAAAATATATACAAATATACCTATGATGTATTGGGTACAAATATGACCATTTATGTACCTGACAATTTACACGATTCCTTTGTAGACGTATTTAAATGTGATATTTGTACTGCTGATTCTCATGATGCTGGCGACACTATTTCTTCAAATAATTTAATCAATATGTGCATTATGGTGAAAAATGGTGGTCCTCAATTTGAAGAAATGTTATCGAAAAACTTACCTATATTCGATCGATGGACCATTCTTGATACTGGAAGCACGGATGAAACGATTGATATCATTCATAGAGTGCTTGTTGGAAAAAAACGAGGTACACTATATCAAGAACCTTTCATGAATTTCCGAGACAGCAGAAATAGATTACTTGAATTGGCTGGTCATGAATGTAAATATTTATTAATGCTTGATGATACTTATACTATCGAAGGTGAATTGGTGGAGTTTTTGAATGAAATCAGTGGCGAACAAACGGCAGATTCTTTTACATTATACATTAAAAGCGATGATGTAGAATATGGTTCCAATCGTCTACTAAAGTCAGACAGAAATTTGAAATATTTATATAAAATTCATGAAGTCGTGCAACAAGAAAATAATATGAATATAGTTATTCCCTTTGAAAAGGCACACATTATAGATGGTCGTTTTGATTATATGGAAGAGAGAACCATGAATAGAAAACAACTAGATATTACATTGCTTTTTGAAGAATTACAAGAGGATCCCAATAATCCGAGAACCTATTACTATCTTGGACAAACATACAATATTTTACAGGATTATGAAAAGGCGTATAACTATTTTTTGGAGAGAGGAAACCACCCAGTAGATGGGTTTATACAAGAAAAAATAGATGCCATTTTTGAAGCCGCACGAATTGCTCATTTTAAATTATTGAAGGAATGGTCCATATGTGAGCAACTTTATCTAAGGTCTTATGAATTGGATACGAGTCGTCCTGATTCATTATACTTTATAGGTATACACTATCATTTAGAGGACAACAAACAAAAGGCGTATGAATATTTTAAACGAGCATTCGAAATAGGATATCCCATTCATTGTCAATATAGCTTAAAACCCACACTAAGTTTCCACTATTTGCCGACTTTTTTAGCACAATTGTGTTATGAATTTATGGATTTTGATTTGGGTGAGAGATGTACCAAATTATATATGGTCAAAAATACTGCTACTGCTAACATGTATGATATAATGATTTCATGGTATAATATTTTTGTGCACTTGAATCGGATGAACAATCCCCTAACTATTGAACTCATTGCTACTGCTACTACTGCTACTAAACCCCTTTTGTGTTTTGTAGCAGATGGCGGATTTGCGCCTTGGTCGGGCAGTTCTATATTGACTACTGGTGTCGGCGGGTCTGAAACATATATTATTGAAATGGCGCGTTATATTCAAAAAAATGGACATTTCAAAGTGATTGTTTTTTGCAATAGTCTAGAGCATACCATTTTTGAAGAGGTGGAGTATATTCCGATTCAACATTTCTCTCCGTTTGCAAAACAACATTTTATTCATACATGCATAATTAGTCGGTTCTCTGAATATATTCCTGTTGCTATTCATGGAAATGTCGATAATATTTATGTAGTTTTACATGATTTGCTTCCATCAGGATTAGTCATTCCCCAGAATAATAAAATCAAGAAAATATTTTGCTTGTCTGAATGGCATGTGGATTATTTTATAAAGGTTTTCCCACAATTTAAAGATATTACTTGTCCATTTTATTATGGCGTTGATGTTAATAAATTTTCTGACGAACCAATTAAAGTTCCATATAAATTTATATATTCATCCTTTCCAAATCGCGGATTGTTACAACTTTTACAAATGTGGCCAAAAATAGTAGAGAGATATCCACAAGCAAACCTGCATATTTATTCAGATGTGGATGGAAAATGGGTGAATTCTATTGCACCTGAATTGATGCTGCAAATTAGAGGGCTTCTGTCACAAATGTCAGACCTAAACATACATTATTATGGGTGGACTGATAAACTATCGCTCGCCAACGCTTGGAAAACATCTGAATATTGGCTTTACCCATGTACATTTATGGAGACCTTTTGTTTGACTGCATTAGAAGCAGCGCTTTCAAAAACTCTTGCCGTTTCCAATGGATTAGCTGCTCTTCAGAATACGATTGGAGATAGAGGGATTTGTATAGAAGGCGATGCAACTACGATCGAATGGCAGGAAAATGCTTTAGATCACTTATTTTCTATTATGGAAAACGTGAGTAAGAGAGAAAAATTGATACAACGCAACTATGAGTGGGCTTCTACTATGTCATGGGAGAGCAGAGCCGAAAAGTTATTGAATGATTATATTTTTGTTCACAAACTTGAATATAGAGGTATGTTAAATTGGACAAATGATGTACCCTTGAATACCAATGCACGGGCTATTTTTGAAAAAAATATATTGCGGTTTAGGGAGGGGCGGAGTGATGCTGCTACTGCTGCAGCTATACAAGTTTTAGAAATTGGGACTTATACCGGGACCTCTATCATTGAATTAATGAAACTAATACCAGACTCATATGGAGTTGCTCTTGATAAGTGGACCAATTATGAAGAAACTAGTAATAACGAGGTCCTTTCCATTTTGCAAAATATGGAACAAAATAATATTGAAAATGTTTTTTATAGAAATATTAAAACGGCTGGATTAGAAAACAGAATTTTAGGTATAAAAGGCGATTCTTCTGAAATGTTATTGAAGTTTACAAAAGAAAATAGAATGTTCGACTTTATTTATGTGGATGGGAGTCACAAATGTTTGGATGTTACTTTGGATTTATTTCTCTCATGGAATCTATTGCAAAAGGGTGGAATGATGGTTATTGATGATTATTTGTATAACTATGATAAGTTTACAGAACTTCCTTTTGAATACCCTTTTGAAGCTGTCAATCATTTCTTGAATAAATTTGCTAATGAAATGATAGTATTAGATAAAGGTTACAGGGTGTTTATTGAGAAACGCCTTGAATAACGTTGCGGAGGTATATTTATACTCATTCGACAATGCTTTGCATGTCTACGGAGTATAATCAGAAAACGGAGGCTTGCAAGCAAGCCTCCGTTTTCTTCCATTTACATAATTATTTTATGATTATGTAAATATTATGATTATATTGATATGTTACTATGCAGCTTTTTCTAATACCAATACTCGTGTAGCTAATACTTCATTCGCTGTTTTTAATTTTTTTAGTTCTTCTACTAAAAACACAACTATTACATCATAATTAATAGCGACTGGTGGATTATCTGGATTATCTGGATTATCTGGATTATCTGGATTATCAGAATGCGTATAAGGATAATTATACGTGCACATAAAATGACTTAATTTTTCTACTTCCTCTGCAATATAACCTACTTGGGTTCCTGCACTTGGGTCAGAATTATACAAATAGGTTTGTGCACTTAAATCATATATGCATGTTGTATTATAAGATAAATCATGAATGTCTGATTTCGTTGTTGAACTACTAGTAAGATATGACAATTCAGATGTTCCTGAATTATAAAACACTGCAGTAGCTGCAGCCAATGCTCTTAGTGGTGCAATATATGTCGCTAATGTATTCGCACCAGTTATAGCAGCTGTACTTGCATTTAATACCATTGAATTTATTGGTTGATTCGTACTTCCTGCATTAAAACCTATGGCTATTGCTCCTGATCCTTGGTTCGCGACTCCTGCTAATGCCCCGATCGCAATAGCTCCGACGCCTTGACCGGTGAAACCCGCTGCTCGTACACTATTAAAACTACCAATGGCGATCGCATTTGCGCTTTGATCTGTAAGCCCTGCACTTTGACCTATTGCAATTGCATTATTTTGTTGTCTTGTTGCGCCTGCACTTTGACCTATTGCAATCGCATTGGTACTTTGACTCGAGCTTCCTGCATTAGCACCAATTGCTATTGCGAATGAACCTTGATTTGTTTGACCTGCAGCTACACCAATAGAAATGGCACTAAATCCTTGATTTCCTCTAGAAGCATTTTGACCAATAGCGATTGCATTATTACTCTGATCTGTAAACCCTGCATTACTACCTATTGCAATCGCATTATTTTGTTGTCTTGTTCCACCTGCATTTTGACCTATTGCAATCGCATTGCTACTTTGATTCGTGTTTCCTGCATTTTGACCAATGGCTATCGCATTTGAACCTTGTCCGGTAGATCCTGCCTGTTGACCTATTGCAATCGCGTTTGATCCTTGATTGGTACTTCCTGCATTTTGACCTATTGCAATCGCATTTGGTCCTTGAATTTGTTGACCAGCTAAATTTCCTATAGCAATTGCGCTATTTCCTTGACTTTGTTGACCAGCATTAGGTCCAATGGCTATACCAGAACCTTGAGAAATTCTACCAGCTTGATATCCAATCGCAATAGCGTTTGTATTAACCTGATTTGTTTGCCCCGCATTTACACCAATTGCGATGCCAGATTGATTTGCAGTTCCTGCATTTTGACCGATGGCGATCGCATTATTACTCTGATCTGAAAGCCCTGCATTTTGACCTATTGCAATCGCGCTAGCATTTTGATTTGTTTGTCCCGCTTGAAAACCTATCGCTATTGCATTTGTTCCTTGTCCTGATGATCCAGCATTTTTACCGATAGAAATCGCCTGAGTACCTTGCCTATCTGTACCTGCACCACTTCCTATTGCTATTGCACTATTACCCTGAGTATTTGTTCCAGCAAAATGACCCAATGCAACACAATCTGCTCCTTGATTATTATAACCAGCAGACTTTCCTATAGCAACTGTGGTGAATGATTGACTTACTGCTCCAGCAGCATAACCTATAGCAATGCTTTGATAATTTTGATTACTTGTACCTGCAATCTCACCAATAGCAATGCTTTGATAGCCTTGAGTATATTGACCGGCATTTAGACCTATTGCAACCGAATTATAGCCTTGTGTATTTTGTCCAGCCTGTAGACCTATTGCAATTGCCTGAACCCCTTGAGTATTTTGACCAGCATTTTGCCCTATTGCAACCGAATAATTACCTTGTGTGCTTTGTCCCGCATTTTGACCAATAGCAATAGCATTTGTTCCTTGTTCCAATGATCCTGCACTATCTCCTATTGCAATAGCAAAACTGGTTTGATTTGTCATACCTGCACTGCTACCAATCGCTATAGCTGAATATTGTTGACCTGTATACCCAGCTGATTGACCGATTGCTATTCCAAACGAGCTTTGATTATATTGTCCTGCACTATTACCAATAGCAATAGCGTCATCGCCTTGAACATTGTCACCTGCACTATTACCAATAGCAATAGCAGCAAATCCTTGTGATACAGAAGCTGCACTATTGCCTATCGCAATCGCATTATTACTCTGATCTAAATTACCTGCATTTTTCCCAATTGCTACAGCTTCAGTACCTTGATTATTCGTTCCTGCATTATATCCTAATGCAACTGCATTTGTACCCTGACCAGTATATCCCGCATTTTCTCCCAGAGTAATATTAGTAGTTCCTACTGCCCATGCAGGTGTCACTAATTTGCTATTCCAATATAAATAATCACCCCATATAGTTCCATGAGGATTGGCCGGACCTGTTGGTCCGGTGCTTCCTTGAGGTCCTGTTGCTCCTGTTGGACCTAAAATTCCAACAGCTCCCAATGAAGTATGCATGTGTGAATAAGTAGCAGGACTTTCAAAATATATATTACATTTTGACCCACTAACATCACTTGCTGCTGCTACTATGACGTATAACATATTGTTATTTGATAAATCTGTTTGTGGTACTAATAGAGACATAGTTAATAATTCTATATTATTTGTAGTATTTTGTACAATAGATGAACCTGATCCATCTAATCCGATTGGTGATAAGTTTGATGCATCAAATGACATAGACGAATCATAAGAATATAAAAAAAACCTGTAATATATATCGTTATTTGAACTTTCGGTAAATAAATTCATATCCCAAATACCTTTAGGAATAAAACTAGTTGTACTCCCTAAATCTGATATTTTACAAGCAAATTGGGCTAGACCATAATATGTTCCTGAACTATCAATAGTGGATGTAATCTTAGTTCGTGGGTTAAGTGTTTGATTTATTGACAATAATCTAACATTGCTCGGATCTATCTGATTAGATGGATCTATTGTTTGTGATGTTAATGATAAAATATTAGATGGAAAACTAGTTAAACCTACTAATGATGGATCTATAACTATTTGACTATAATTCATGTATAATAATAAACCAGAACTGGTACCTTGCTCTCCTTGCGCTCCTGTAGGTCCTTGACTACCTTGTGGTCCAGTAGGTCCAGTACTACCTTGTGGTCCGGTAGGTCCTTGACTACCTTGTGGTCCGGTAGGTCCTTGACTACCTTGTGGTCCAGTACTACCTTGTGCTCCAGTCGGTCCTGTAGCACCTTGTGGTCCTGTAGCTCCTTGCGCTCCCGTCGCTCCTATATATGGTGGAATTGGAGGAAACCAACACTCACATTCATCAGGAATATATGGAGGTGGCACGGGTTCATTACATCCGGTATCACCAATAGGTGGTTCATCATCACATCCAGGACATGGTCCCCAATGTCCTGGAACTCCTATAATAGCCGCAATAGGTACTCCATTTATTGATTGAACATTCAGCAAATCTGTTGTCACATTGTGGCTGTTTATATTTGTGGCATTAATAGTACTCATATAGAAAACAAATATAATAAATACTATATTTGAACAGAATAGTATTTATTTATCTACGGAACGGGAAAAGGTCTCTGGTTCTTTTGAACCACTAAAGGTTCGGGTATTAATATAGGACCCCTTTCAAAAAAGTTTGCAGTCTCTAAAGTCTTCAATTCAGGCACCAATGGTTTTTGAGGATTCACTAAATTAGTCGAATTAATGCCCAACAAAAATGATTCTATTTGAACTGCATTATGAGACAACTGATTCCATGGAATTTGACCAGGATTCACTCCATTCCCAGGAAGACGTGTATTATAAGCCGCGCCATATTGAGAATTTGGATACAACGTGTAATTTTCATTTTCCTTATATTGTTTTTGTTCTAAAAAATAGTTTCCCGGGGTATTTATATTTTGTGTAGATGCCATTATAATATACTAGAATAGAATATTTACTAGATTTTTATTTGTTTGTTTTGGTTGTTTGTTTTTGTTTGTTTTGTTTATAAAAATGCATAAATTGATCCTACAAAAACAAATAAATGCAAGTATCCATGATATATCAAGTGATTATTACAACACCATTCAAGAGTGGAATATTTATTGCTATAATAAAAAGTGTAAAACATACCTAAGATAATCAATAAATAGGACCCTAATAAATATTTATTTAATTTCTTATATAATATGGTGTATAAAATAAAAGACATGATCGCAATTTTGGCTATTATTGCGTCTATTTTATGAATCATTGAATGTTTTTTAGGATTTATCCAAAACAATTGGGAAAACAATATTGTTAACAATAAACATATACTAAGATAACATTCTGCTACGTTTTTATTTGAGTTTATTATAAAAAAAATAAAAGATATTACTAATAATATATTGGTTATGCATAAATAATGTGGTTGGATAACCATTGGTTTATTATATATTATAGTGTATAATAAATTGATTTATTGTGAAAGTGTTTTGGAGGAAAACGGATGGTCGCATCGCGACCAGCAGTTTTCTGGAAGGAAACGTAGGCTTGCTTGCAAGCCGATGTTTCCTGACTATAATCCGAAGGCGCTAGCCGAAGGATTATATTGTAAAATTGTTTTTAGTGCATTTATATTTGGCTCTGATATTTCTCCCGTTTCTAAAAAATCACAAATACATCGATGTGTGATAAAAAAATAATTATATGAAAATAATACCATAAACCCGAGTTCTTCATCTTCGCTTACAAATTTACTTGCTGCCGTAATCATACATTGCTTAAATTCTTCATGATGAGACATCTTACTATACACATATGTAGTCACCTCGTTTATTTTATTGTCATCAAATTCTGGAATATTGAATATTTTCAAGTATTCATCTTTATATAAATAATCAGCCATATCTTCCAATCCTTCACAATCTTCTACATTCACTTTTGGTTCATTAATTGATTTCATGAGAGATGAATCGTAATAATTATATGTGCAAATAAATTTGGAATTGTACATATAATACTATTTTTGTAATATTTAAGTTCTTTGTTTATTGATTGCTTACTTTTGGTTGTAATACTCGCGATCTCTCGTCAACTCACGGGATGGGACACCTCCACGGATCCACCCTTCTGATGCAACTCCCTCCACACAATAAGCGGGGTTGGTCATTCTCTCCTTTATATCCGACAACAAGGGTGCGTTTTGGTATTTCAAATAACTCTTTTCTGACATTTGGGTAACCGATCGGCGGTTAGTTAGCATCTCTCCTTGCTGCATTTGTGCTTCTAAAACAGGATCGACTGAACCGCGTGCCATGAGGGGAGTGGTCGCAAATGGGCGTTGAAATAAATCAATACGACATCTGGGATGTGTTTGAATAGTTCCAATCAACAATTTTGATGATTGATCTACCATACACCCGCCACTTCCTACACTACTAGGACCATTGTAATTTATACCGGGTTGGGTGCATGCTAAATTAATTGGTTGACGCATGGAGCAATCATTCGCAAAATAATTTTGGAGCAAATAATTGCATTGCGATATATTTTGAATAGAATTTTGGTCTTGATTGCAAACATCGTTTCCTATGCGACTCATGTTATCAAATGTATAGTTAGTCACAAAAGCCATTTATATATATAATACATTATTTTTTACTAAAGAAAAATAATATATTTGTGTTGTTGAGTTGTTTGATTGGTTGGTTGTTTGTTTCCAAGCTCCTTCACTAACGTTCTCAGTGGGCACGTAGTGCCCACCAAGTGGTTCGCCTTCGGCGAACAACCGGAGCTTAATCCGAAAACTTCGACTCGCTACGCTTCGTCTACGTTTTCTTACATACTCCTAAATAAGTAAATAACGTGGGTTGTCTCGTAGAAGAGCAAATTGGTTTCCTTCTTTTGCAGAAATCATATCACCATATAAATATTGACTGAAACTCCCCTGGTCATTACACACTTTTGTATTGGGGGTGCTGTAAAATGACCACTGAGATTGATCAAATTCGAATTTCTCTCCCAAATCGCCAAATAATTGTTTATTTGTACTCTTAATAGTAGGATTCAACATTTGCACCATTTTTTTGGTAGAATTATTTATGTTTTCATACACTTCGGTATTAAAACTGGGAGGCGCTGGCAACCTGTCAGGCTCATCCACTATTTGTGTAAGAAGCACATTGCTTAATGGATTTTTTTTGCTCGTTTCTTGAAAATCTGATTTTAAATATGTGTCCAACGTTGCGGGATTTAAAATAGTTTGTCTACTAGGCGAGGGTACATTAAATCCGTTAAATTTCTCCATTCCAATCATACCTTCCTTGCTAGATAACATTCCCTTCAACAATTTTTGTTTACGATTGTTGTATAAGAAAAAAATGACTACCAATGTAAGAAGTCCCACTATTAAAAGCTTATAAGACATTGTAAATAGGAATCCTAAAATAGACAATAAGATGACTAATCTACTAATCGCATTTAGTTTTTCTTCATTTGTCATTTTTTGAGTTGGCCACAATTCAAATATATAATCTTTGTTTAATAGGACCGATGGTTCATTTGACCAAAATGGAGTTGTCATTATTATATATATACTTTTACTAAATTTTATTGATATTATTTTTTATTCTTCTTCTTCTTTTTATCAGACGTGCTTGATTTTGCTGTTGCTATTGCTATTGCTGTCGCAGTATTGGGGTTGACAGCAGATCGTGGGGTGCGTTCCACCTTATCTCCGGTGCTAAATACCGAAAATAATTGCTCGTCTGTCAATGTATTGGTGTTCGGCTGCTGTTGCTTTTGCAGCTGTTGTTTTTGTTGTTCCGCTGCTAAAGCCGCTGCCAAATGTTTCATTTCCATTTTCTTTTTTAGCCTTTCTCTCGTCTCAGCTGCTTTAATATTGCGATTTAATAGAGCCTCTGTGGCATTAGTATCTACTTTTACATTTCTACCTAAACCAGCAGCAGCACCATCTGCACCAACACCCGCACCATCCGCACCAAAACCAGCACCAGGCATATTCATACCCATTTTACTCAACATAGATTGGATATTTCCCATTCCAGGCATATTTTTCATTTTATTCATGATTTCACTCGCCTCAGCCAGCAATTCACTTTCCTTAATCTCTCCTGATTTTATACGTGAGTCTAATTTATCTCCTACATTCTTCACAAGTCCCATCAACTTCCCTGGATTCTTAAATAAATTTTGGAATATATCATTTACATCTTTCGCGTTATCCATGTTAATATCTAAATTACCTGCGGTTTCTTCGGCTATTTCACGTGCCAGATTTCCCAATTTGCCATCTAGCATTCCTGTAATGTGGCTTTGTATGTCATCCGCGGAAGGCATATTCTCCATATTGATGCCCGATTTTGCACCAGCATCTGTACTGCTATCGTCTTGTCCATTGTTCTGGGTTGCCTCGAACATCTTTTGCATATTCTCTAATGTTTCCTCCAATTTACCTTTAAACTCATCCTCATTAATGGACTGAAATAACTTTGCGGTATCACCAAAAGCATCCCTATTTTTTACACAACCAATAATGGAAATTAAAATCAATTGGAGATATTTCCAAATAGTTTCTCGAGTGTTATCACTAATATCGCATTGCCATAAATATTTAAAGCTGATCCCTGGTAAGAACTCTGTGTTAATTTCAGACTCTTTTTTAAACATGTCCACATTTTTATATAAAATATCAAAGAACCTTTCTGGAAAAACTAGCAAACAATGTTGAAATACGGCGTCTAATTTTGCAGCAGTGTCTGCTTTAAGTGCAGCTTCCATTGCATCTATATCTTCTATATCATCTCCCGCTTTTGGCTTCCACCATTTATTAATAATAGGAGCATATTCTGGAAAAGTATTTGTAATATCTCCAATGAAATCCTTCACTATTTTATGGAATTCCTCTGGCATTTTGGGCGCGGCATCAGAATCATCCGCTAGCACTCCTGATTCTGGGTCTGCAACTGGATTGCATCCCCTAGATTGCGATGTTTCGTCAGACATTTCTATATGTTTAATATAAATGTATCTATTTATATCAAACTTGAATAAAATATTATATTTTTTGTTTTGTTTGTTTTGTTTGTTTTGTTTGTTTCGTTTATTGTAATGCATGATACATATTCGATAATTTCTTCAAATTCTGAATATATTTCATGGTTTTTGCTTGATCTGCAACGCTCATTAACTTAATGGGACTGCGTAGCCTATCGATTGCTTCTACTATTTTATCAGAATTGTCCGCATTCGTCAAATCGTCACCATAGTCTTTGGTCACAAAAAAACTAATATTCCCTGCATCAATTTTATCATTGTATTTATTAACTACATAACTTTGCCATATTTTAATAATCATTTTTGGGTTGGCTTTTCTAATCAGTGCAAATGAATTTTTAGCTGCTAATATATCTGTGTTTTCAGGGACAACAGAATGAATATCATTAACAAATTCCATAAAATGATCATTAAAAGCAGTCAATATTGTCGCCATTTGTGTTGCCATTTGCTATATGTTATTTTAAAATTATTTTTAAGTTATTTATTCTAATATGATATATTGAATCATAGTTATCATGATTTGTTCTTTAGTTAAAGGAGGCCCATTTTCATCATCGTCATCAAATAATCCATCTAGTTTATCCATATATATGCATATCAAACTAACTATTTGTTGCAATAATTTATACAATTCATCATCGCTCAAACCTGTATAAAATTCTGTTCTGACTGTTGGTATTTTATCATACAATGGTTCAGTAGTATCCACTCTAAAACCGAGTGTCTTTCGCAAATAAAGAATATTTGTAAATAATACCACAAATATTTCTCGTGGATCTGTAAATGAATATATATATTTAAATAATTCTGCATGTTTTTTTACTATTAATTCAGATGATTCTACAGTTATCATAGTAGGAGTAATAGTTCCATTCGCGCTTTTTACATTAAATTCTCTATAAACCGGTTTATAATTAATAGGAAACCCGCAAAAATATTTTTCTTTTTCTTTATGCTCATTATGACCTGCTTGCTCATCATCGCTAGCTTGCTCATCATCACTAGATTGCTCCGCATCGCTAGCTTGCGCCTCATCCTTTTTTTTATCTTTCTTTTTATCCTTTTTTTTATCCTTCTTTTTATCCTTCTTTTTATCTTTCTTTTTATGCTTCTTTTTATGTTTCTTTTTACTTTCACTTTCACTCTCACTCTCACTTTCACTCTCACTCTCACTCTCACTCTCACTCTCACTCTCACTTTCACTCTCACTTTCACTTTCACTCTCACTTTCATTCGAAATATCCTCTAGTGATTTTGGACTATCGTCATCATTGTTTGGACTATCTATAACACCATCGTCATCAAATGTATAATTT